GTGGCCTTCGTCATGTTCCGGTACCGTTGCAACATGACTACCGTGACGCACGTCGAGACCGTGGCCGCTATCGCCGCCACCCCGCCGAGCCGCGAGACCTTCGCGGAACTGCCGCCGATCAGCTTCGAGCTGCGCCTAGAGCTGTCGCACGCGGCCATGGCCGTTCTGCTGGACGTCCCCGAGGACACTCAGGCGGCCCTGTCCAACGCTCTGAAAGAAGCGGACGCCCTGGCGGTCGTCGGCGTGCTGGCGACGCGGCAGAACGCCGTACAGCGGCCCGAGCTGTTCCAGTCGCAGCCCATCCTGAAGGCAGCCGGTGACCTGATCAGGTCGCGCGGGTGGGTGAAGGGTGAGTTCGACCGGGGCCGCGCGCTCTGCGCCATGGGTGCGATCCGCACCGTGACGCGCGGGGACCAGTGGTTCTACCGCCCCGAGCCGGCGGGCGAGCGGGAAGCGGTCAACGTCCTGCTGGAACGGATCGCCCACGAGTTCGGCCCCGGTCTCTCGGTGCCCGGCTGGAACGACCGGCAGGAAGACGTCCAGGACGTCCTGCGGCTGCTGTTCTGACCGGGTACCCTGGACCTGTCCTGCCCTGCGGTTCCGGTGGTCCCTCGGTGGGTTGCGCAGCTCGGCCCCTGTCGGTGTTACGCCCGGCAGGGGCCGAGCTGTGTCCGTTGCTCGGTACGCTGGTGCCGCCACCGAAGAAGGGACGGGCACCATGCCGGACAACATCGCGCAGGACGTGCTGGACCAGCAGAACCTGGACCGCGCCATCAGGCTGCGGGTGCGCGGCGCGCACTGGTCCGAGATCGCGGCCAGCTGCGGCTTCAGCAGCCCTGCCGCCGCGCTGCGCGCCGTGGGTGAGGCTATGGCCAGCGCGACCGCGCGCACGGAAGAGACCGCCGACCAGATGCGGGACACCGCGAACCTGCGGCTGGAAAGCCTGCTGAAGTCCACGCTGGACATGCTGGACGCGGACGCCCCGGTCCAGTACGACGCGGACGGAAACGAGCTGTCCTCGGACGACCGCGCGGTGAAGCTGCGCGCCGTGGACGAAGCGCGGCGGCTGGTCACTGACCTGGCGAAGCTGAACGGCGTGGACAAGCCCGCGAAGGACACCGGCAGCGGGGACGACGTCCCGACCATCCGCATCGTGGGGCTGGACCCGAAGGATCTCGTATGACCACGTACGAGCCGCGCGGCGGCGCGCTCGAACTGATGAAGGCACGGGACGAAACCGTCTTGGTGTCCGGTCCGGCCGGCACCGGCAAGAGCGTGGCCGCGCTGATGAAGATCCACACCACCAGCCTGCTGGTGCCCGGTCTCGTCACCCTGCTGCTGCGGCAGACCGCCGCGTCCCTCGGCGCGTCCACGCTGCGCACGTACGAGCAGTTCGTGGCCGCGCAGGAACTGGCCTCTGGTCACGTGACCTGGTTCGGCGGCAGCGGCTCGAAGCCTGCCGCCTACATGTACAAGAACGGGTCCCTGATCATCCCCGGCGGGATGGACCGGCCGGGGAAGTTCCTGTCCATGGACGTGGACCGCGTCCTGATCGATGAGTCCAACCAGGTGTCCGTGACCGGGGTGGAAGTCGTCGCCACGCGACTGCGCGGGAAGTCCCCCACGTACAAGCAGATGATGCTGCTGACCAACCCGGACCACCCGGACCACCACCTGTTGAAGATGGCGAAGGAAGGCCGCGCGCGCCACATCCACTCTCTGCACCAGGACAACCCGTACCTGTTCGAGCGGGACGGGACGCCGACCAGCGCGGGGGCCGCGTACCTGGCCCGCCTCGGCGCGCTGACCGGCGTGCGGAAGCTGCGGTACCTGAAGGGCATCTGGGCTGCGGCCGAAGGCATGGTCTTCGAAGACTGGCGCGAAGACGTCAACGTCATCGACTGGTTTCCCATCCCGAAGGACTGGCCGCTGTTCCTGTCGGTGGACTTCGGGTACAACGACGCCTTCGTCTGCCAGTGGTGGCGCACCGACCCTGACGGGCGCATGTACCTGACGCGCGAGATCCACCGTTCGCAGGTGCTGGTGGAAGACCACGCCCGTCACATCCGCAGCATCATGGATGAGAACGCCGAGACCGAGCCGACCCCGTACGCCGTGGTCTGTGACCATCAGCTGGAAGACCGGAAGACGCTGGAACGCCACCTGAAGCTGACGACGCTGCCGGCGAAGAAGCCGATCAGCCGTGGCATCCAGCTGACGCAGGCGCGCGTCCGTGTGCAGGGCGACGGGAAGCCGCGCCTGTACGCGTTCCGGGACGCCGTGGTGGGGCGGGACGACGGTGCGAAGGCGCGCGACATCCCGCGCGGCTGGTGCGCCGAGCTGCCGGGGTACGTGTGGCAGACGATCCGGGGCACGGACGGCATCCCGAAGGAAGTCCCCGTGGACAAGAACAATCACAGCATGGACGCGGGCCGCTACGCCGTGGCGTTCCTGGACTGGGACCAGCAGGCCGCGCTGGGCAACCCCGCCTCGGCACAGCCGGCAGCGGCCGGTGGCGGTGGTGTGTGGTCCCGCCCCGTGGGCCGGTAGTCTGTAGACGTACACCACCACCGGAACAGAAGGGGACCCTGTGTCCACGAAGACGTTCGAAATCCGTACCGAGCCGCACGAAGCGGTGATCGGCCCGCACACCCTGCTGCTTGAGCCCGAGGTGATCGGGGCCGAGTTCGCGCAGGCGTACGCAGCGATCCGGGAAGTCCAGGGCAAGGTGAAGGCCGCGCAGGCGTCGAAGGGCAGCAGCACGAAGCACGCGAAGGCGGACGGGCTGGACGCGGACGTACTGACCGAGCTGTCCGAGGCCATGCGCGCGTTCGTGCGGCGCTTCATGCTGCCGGATTCACAGGCGGTGTTCGACGGCATCCGGCTGCCGGACCGCATCCTGGTCCAGCTGATGGAATACGTGGCCGAGCTGTACGGCGGTGGTTCGGGAAACCAGGCCGCCGCTGGTGGCACGTCTTCCGCCTGACAGCCACCGTGGTGGACACGTGGGACGACTGGTTCGGCCAGCTCACGCTGACGGGTATCGACCCGCGCACGTGGGACACCGGCCAGATGCTCGCCGCGTTCGAAGCCACCTTGCGGCAGAATTCGAAGGACGAAGCTGCCTGGAACCGCACGCTGGCGGCGCTCACCGCCGAACCGCCGGAAGTCCGTGCCGAGCGCCGGGAAGCGGTCCGGGCCGCTGCGGCTGCCGGGGTCCCGCTGCCCGAGTCACCGGGGCGGATGAGCGTGGACGACGCGGAAGCCCTGCTGGCCCGTTTCGCGGCCTCGGACGCACAGTACGGGTGAACACACGACGGACCCCCTGCCATCGCGGCAGGGGGTCCGTTCTGTTGCGCCTCGGGGTTGGTCAGGAACAGTCTGGGATGACCAGCCACCCCGGCTCGGACAGCCCGGTGTATCCGGCGGCCTCGGCCAGTGCCTTGATCGCCTCGGCGCGGCCGGTCACGTCCACCTCGGCCAGGACCGCGAAGGACCCCAAGTTGACTTCCAGGAACTCACCCACTTCGTGCGCGGTCAGGAACAGCTGATCCCGGTCGTAATCCCCGGCGGACAGGTGCCCCAACAGCCGGTTGTCCAACCCCTCGGTGTGCTTGATCACCGCGTCCAGCCACTCACACTCGGACTGAAGGTGCCCGGTTTGGTACTGGTCCGCAGGGACGTGGACGCCGAAGGCGTGGTACGTGCTGTGACTGAAGCCCATGGCCCTACCGCCTCGGGGCCGGACGCGGCGCGGGGGCCGGTGCCTTCGGGGCGGGCGCGGGGGCGGGCTTGTTGACGCTGCCGCCGCTGGTACCCGGCTTCTTCAGGTCCACCTTCGGCGGCGGCGCGATCTTCGTGGACGGCGGCTTGTACCCGCTGACCTTCCGGGCCGACTTCGGCACCTGCGTGGCCGGCACGATCTTCCCCGTGGGGCTGCCGTAGTGGTAGTGGTGATCGGTGCCGAGGAACATCACGACCGGCGCGGCGGTGCGGCAGTCGTCGTCCCGGTCCTCGGTGCCGCATCCGGTGAGCAGCACGACGCCGAGAGCGGCAGCCGTCACCGTGGCGAACGCCGAAGCGTGCGTCTTCTTCATCCTGGTGTCCTTCGTTTGTGCGGTTGCGTTGCCATCATCATGCACCAACAGGGGGTGTCGTGTCAACGGGCCCGTAGACTGAGCCCGACCGCTGCGCGCTAGGCCGGGTCCCCTCGGGCCCCGACGTACGGACGGGTCCGCCCCACACCACCGGAAGGGACGGGACCCCGTGGCGGACGAAGAACTGGGAACAGGCAGCGTCACCATCGTGCTGGACGACTCGGCGGCGGACGCGAGTCTGGACCGGCTGGCGGACCGGATCGAAGACGCGCTGAACCAGGCCGCGCGCGACGGTGCGCGCCGCATGGAACGGCAGCTGAACGACGCCATCCGGCGCATCAACCCGCTGACCGCGCGCGTGGACCTGGACACGTCCGGGGCTGAAGCCGCACTGGGCACCCTGGCCGCGCAGGCCACGAACGTGCGCGTCATGCCCGAGGTGGACCGGGACCAGTTCATCAACGCCATCCAGGCCGCGCTGGTCGGGGCTACGGTCCAGGTCAACACAATCCCGAACCTGGACGGCTTCGACGCGGCCATTCGCGCGCACAACACCCCCACCGTCACGGTGGACGTGGACGTGGACACCCGGCGGGCGGAACAGGCGGTCAGCAGCGTCGGGAAGGCGCTCGGCGGTCTCTCGTCCCTGGCGGGCGCGGCTGCCAGCTTCGCCGCGCTCGGCACCGCAGCAGCGGGCGCGGCCACGGGCGTCGTGGCGCTCGGCGCGGCGCTGGCCCCGGCGGCCGGCCTGATCGCGGCCGGACCCGCTGTGATCCTCGGATACCAGGCCGCGCTGGGTGGGCTGAAGCTGGCCCTGTCCGGGGTGGGTGAGGCGTTCAGCGCGGGGCTGACCGGCTCGGCGGACGACTTCACGAAGGCGATCGAGAACCTGTCGCCGGCCGCGCAGGCAGCCGCACGGGAAGTCCGCGCGCTGAAGCCCGAGTTCGAAGACCTGAAGAACACCGTTCAGGACAGCTTCTTCGAGCAGATCGAAGGCGACATCACGCGCACCGCCGAAGCGCTGGCGGGCCCGCTGAAGGCCGGGCTGTCCGGCATCGCGACCGAGTGGGGGAACGCGGCTGAAGGCGCGCTGGGGTACATCCAGGGGACGCAGGGCGTAGCCAACATCACGAGCATCCTCGGCGGCGCGGAATCCGCCGTGGACGGGCTGGCGGGAACCACCAACAAGCTGACCGCAGGGTTCCTTCAGGTGGCGGCCACGGTGTCGGACGCCTTCGGGGAACGGTTCGGCGCGGCCATCTCGGGCGCGGGCGAATCCCTCGGCAGCTTCCTTCAGAATGCGGCCAGCAGCGGCCAGGCGGTGGCGTGGGTGGAAGGCGCTCTGGCGGTCTTCCAGCAGCTCGGGGCCATCATCGGCAACGTGGGGTCCATCCTCGGCAGCGTCTTCGGCCAGGCGGCGGCTGCGGGCGGTGGGCTGCTGGCCAACATCGAGATGCTGACGGGCCAGATGGCCGACTTCCTGAAGTCTGCCGAGGGGACGCAGATTCTCGAATCCATCTTCGCGCTGCTGGCGCAGGTCAGCGGCGTACTCGGTGCTGCCTTCGGTGCGGTGCTGACCGTGGTGAAGGCGGTCGCCCCCGCCTTCACTCAGATCGTGAACGCGATCACCCCCGTGCTGCCGGTGATCGCCAACCTGATCAGTCAGCTGGCGTCCGGACTGGCCCCGATCGTGGCCGAGGTGGCGGGCGTGATCGCCAACGTCCTGACGGCTGCGCTGGACGCCATCCTGCCCATCCTGCCGCCGCTGGTGGACGCCTTCCTGACGCTTGTGACCGCTGTGTCCCCTTTGATCCCGATTTTGGGTGATGTGCTCAGTAGCGTTATCACTGCGCTGGCCCCGCTGCTGCTCACCCTGGCCGAAGTCCTCGGCACCATTGCCACGGCACTCGCGCCGCTGATCGCGCAGCTGATCGAAGGCTTCGCCCCGATCCTGGAATCCATCGCACCCATCATCAGCCGGCTGGTGGAAGCCATCGCGCCGCTGATCACTCAGCTGGTGGAAGCGCTGCTGCCCGTTCTGCCGCCGCTGATCGATGCCTTCCTGGCGATCCTGGAAGCCACGATCCCGCTGACGGAACCGATCATCGCGCTGGTGGAAGCGCTGGCCCCGCTGGTCGCCTTGATCATCTCGGCCCTGGCCCCCATCCTCGAATTCGCGGCAGAGCTGATCAAGTGGCTTGCGCTGACCGCCGTGGTCCCGGTCATTGAAAAGATCATCGGCGTCCTGACGAAGATCATCACGGCCGTGACGGACGTTATCAACGCCATCGTGGACTTCGTCTCGGACTTCGAGAACAACTTTACGGACCTTAAAGACAATGTGGTCGAAACGGTCACAGAGCTGTGGTCCACCGTGGTGGACTTCTTCGAGCGGCTGTGGTCCGACGTCACCGGGTGGGTGTCGGACCTGGCGTCCGACGTGGGCCGCTTCTTCACGGACCTGTACAACTCGGCGGTGCGGACCGTAACCAACCTGTGGAACTCGGTGGTGGGTTTCTTCCGGAACCTGAAGGACCAGTCCGTACAGCAGCTCGGGCTGTTCGTGCTCGGCGCGGTACAGAAGTTCAACGACGCGAAGACCCGCGTGGTCAACGTCGTGTCCACGCTGGCCGGCAACGTCGTGACGTACTTCCGTGAGCTGCCGGGCCGCATCGGCCGGGGCCTCGGGAACCTCGGGTCCACGCTGTACAACGCGGGACGGGACCTGCTGAACGGGCTGACGCGCGGCGTGCTCTCGGTCGCGTCCAACCTGATCAACTCTGTCCGGAACACGGTCTCGGACGCGGTCCAGTCCGCGAAGAACTTCCTGGGTATCGCGTCCCCATCGAAGCTGTTCCACGAAATGGGTGAGGACACGGGCCAGGGTCTCGTCAACGGCATCGACTCGATGGTGTCGAAGGTGGCCGCGTCCGCGCGGCAGCTGGCCGGCTCTGCGGTCACCGGTTTCCGCAGCCCCGTGGTGTCCGCCATGGACGCGGCAGCCGGTGCGGCGGCCACCTTCGGGTCCGACCGGACCGGGTGGGCCCCCGGTGAGAAGGAACGGGTGATCCAGGCGCGCGCCCGGAAGCGCTCGGCCGAGGCGAAGCAGCTGCTGGCGAACATCACGATCAACGAAGTGGGTGACGCCGAGGCGACCGCGCAGCGGGTGCTGAACCGGCTGGCCAGCGCCTCGGGGCTGACGCTGATCACCGGCTGACGCGATGGCCCCCGGACGTTGCGGATCGGGGGCCATTTCGATAGGCACAGCGTGACATCCCGGTCACGCTGTGCAGCCGTGGCAGAAGTGGGCAGAAACGGCCGTTGCATCGTCGCAGGTCAGAGACTTGTGGCAGCGAATCCCGAACCTTTCGTGTTAGGTCATGTTGTGGTCAGGCATGGGTGGCATAACACAATGTGCGCGCGCGGGCACGGTATGTAGTGCCGTACCTGCCTGACGTAAAAGTGGCCTAACACGAAAGGTTGGGAATTGGCTGCCACAAGTCCCTGACCTGCTGGTTTGCTCGGCTCGTTTCTGCCACACCCGCAACGTCCGGGTACCTCGGCAGCCTTCGGCCCCCGCCGTGGGACCCCGGTAAGCTGGTGCCACACCGGGACCGACGAAGGGACACGAAATGCAGAACCTGGCGATCCTGGCCGCACTCGGATTCGCGGCCTACCGCGCCACACAGCTGGTGGTCTGGGACACCATCGGGGACAAGCTGCGCGACCGGATCGAGCTGTGGCACGCGGTCAAGCACACCAGCCGCGTCCGCACCTTCGTGCGGCAGCTCATCAGCTGCCCGTACTGCGCGGGCTGGTGGCTGTCGATGATCACGACGCTGGTGTACCTCACCGCTGCCGGCCAGTGGGGCCGCGCGCCGCTCATCGTCCACGCTGTCGAGTGCTGGGCAGTCGCGGGCATTCAGGCCCTGCTGAACCGCTGGGACGACTCGCGCCCCGGTCACGAGCCGAAGGGACACTGACCGCCCATGGGCGTCATTGAGAGCATCACCGCCGCAGCCACCCGGATCATCACGCGGGGCAAGGGCGGCGGGGCCAACAAGAACAGCGGTCAGGCAACGCTGGCGTGGGACTTCTTCGAGACCGTTCCCGAGGTGGGGACGTACGCGGACTGGGTGTCCAACGCGATGAGCGGGGCCACCCTGTTCGCGGGCAAGAGGGGCCCGGACGGCACCGTGGAAGCCGCGCCCGAGGACAGCAGGGCCAGTCAGCTGGTGGCGTCCATCGCGGGCGGTGCCGGTGGGCAGGCGAACCTGTTGGGCGACTTCGGCACACAGCTGGCCGTGACCGGGGACGCGTGGCTGGTCATCATTCCCGACCCCAAGTCGGACAGCTACGCGGGGGACCGGTGGGTGGTTCTGTCCACAGAAGAGGTGAAGGCGCAGCGGGGCAAGGTGCGCGCCACCATCGATGGTGAAGACGTCGATATCCCCGAGTACGATCCCGAGGTCCCGCAGGACCCTGACACGCCCGTGGCCATGCGGGTGTGGAAGCCGTCCCCGCGCCGCCGCGCGCAGGCGACCAGCCCCGTCATCAGGTCCCTGGTCATCCTGGAAGAACTGCGGCTGCTGAACGCGGCGGTGGCCGCCATCGCGCGGTCCCGCATCACGGGGCGCGGGCTGCTGCTGGTGCCGAGCGGGGCCCGCTTCCCCACCACACCGGGGCAGGACAAGGCGGAAGACAGCCTGCTGGAAACCTTCATCGAAGTGTCTTCCACGGCGATCCGTGAGCCCGAGTCAGCGGCGGCCACCGTGCCGATCGTGCTGGAAATCCCCGGTGACCTGATCAGCGGCGTGAAGTGGTTGCAGTTCACGTCCGAGTTTGACGCGATGGCCATTCAGCTGCGGGACGAAGCCATCCGCCGCTTCGCCACCGGGGCCGACGTCCCGGCGGAAGTCCTGCTGGGGCTCGGGGACGCGTCGCACTGGGGTGCGTGGGCCCTGACCGCCGAAGCGCTGCGGATGGGTGCGGAACCGAAGCTGGCCCTGGTCTGCCAGGCGCTGACGTCCGAGTGGCTTCAGCCGCTTCTGGACGCCGAGGACCAGCCGGACGCGGATGAGTGGCTGGTCTGGTACGACACGTCCGGGCTGCGGTCGTCCAGCAACAAGTCCAGCAGCGCGCTGGAAGCGTTCAAGGAAGGGCTTATCAGCGACAAGGCGGCCCGCCGTGAACTCGGCTTCACAGAGAAGGACGCACCGGGCGCAGCCGAGGCGCGGCGCGTCCGCGAGAACAACACCACCGAGGGAAGGACCCTGCCCGTGAGCGAGACCGAAGCCCCGCCGGCCGAGCCGAGCGTGACGGACCCCGAGCTGGCGGCAGCGGTCAAGACCGCCACCAGCTTGTCCCTGCTGAACCCGACCGGCAACGCCACGCTGGACACCTTCATGGCGGGGACGGACGCCGCGCTGGCCGAGGCCGTAGACGGGCTTGTGTGGGCCGCTCTCGGCGTCGCGGGGCGGAAGCTGCTGCTTACCCCCGCCGTGCCGCGTCCGGCCCGTGGAAGCGCTCGTGAGCTGCTGGCCACGGCCACCGTGCACACCCGCCACCCGGTGGCGCGCGAGAACATCGCGGCACACCGCCTGCTGGACGGTGCATGGGTGCGGGTCCCAGTCATCGCGGCCAGGTACGGGCAGGACCCGCTGGCGCTCACCGCCGCGCTGGACGAGTACGTCAGCGCGCTGCTGGTGACCGGGGCCGCTCACGACTTCGACAACGTGCCCCGGCTGCTGGCGCAGCTGAAGGTGGCTGACCAGCAGGCGGTGACGGCATGACGGACGAAGAACTGGAAGCACTGCTGGAAGACCTGGAAGCGGGCTTCCGTGAGGACGTACAGGCGCAGCTGACGCTGACCGCCACCGAGTTCGCTGACGCGGTCGCCGCGTCCACCGAGCTGGTGGCCGCCGCGTTCAGCGTGTCGCGCATCCGGGACATGTGGAACCGCCGCGTTCCCGGTCTCGTCCGCCGGCTGCGCGGCATCGCGGGACGGTCCGCGCGCGAGACCGCCGAGGAACTGGACGAACCGATCCCGAGCACCGAGGAACTGGACGAGCAGCTGGCCCCGTACCTGGAAGCCACCACGCTGATGCTGAACGCCGTGGGGGACCGGCTGGCGACGGACGCCACGCAGGCCCTGGCCGAGGGTGTGGGGGCCGGTGACACGCTGCCCGAACTGAAGGCCCGGATGATCGCCACCTTCAACGACAGTGGCGCGCAGCTCGGTCCCGTCCGTGCCGAGCGGATCGCACAGACCGAGTCAACCCGCGCGTGGAACGCTGGCGCGCTGGCGTCCGCGCAGGCGCTCACCGGGCCGGACCGGCCGTTGGTGAAGCAGTGGCTGACGCGCAACGATGAGCGGGTCCGGCAGGCGCACCGGGACGCGAACGGCCAGCTTCAGCTGCTGGATGACCCGTTCGACGTGGGCGGTACGCCGATGATGTACCCCGGCGACCCCTCGGCCCCGGCGGACCTGACGATACAGTGCAGGTGCATCATGCGGACCGCTGTCCCGGCGGACGCAACCGCCGAAAGGACCGCAAGCATGGAACAGGAAGACGACCTGGCGGCAGCCGCCGAGGTTCACACGGGGGCCATGATCGCCCTTATGCCGAGCCGCGCGGACGCCGAGCGCATGGCCTTCGCGGGCGGTGAAGAACCCGACCAGCTTCACGTCACGCTGGCGTACCTCGGGGACGCGGCCGACTGGTCCGAGGCGCAGCGGATCGCGGTCATCAACGCCGTGGGCCGCGCGTCCGGCTGGTTGTCCCCGGTGCAGGCACGCGCCTTCGGTGTGGCCCGCTGGAACAGCTCGGGCCCCGAACCGGTGTGGGTGTGGAACATCGGGGACAGTCAGGACGATGACTCGGTCCGGCTGACCGAGGTTCACCAGGAAGTGGCGTACCAGGTCGCGGACCTCGGGTACGAGCTGCCCCGGAACTTCACCCCGTGGTCCCCGCACGTCACCGCCACGTACGGCGCGGCCGATCAGGCGGACCTGGACAACGGCACCGGGCCGCTGGTCTTCGACCGCATCCGCGTGGCCTTCGCGGGTGAGTACACCGACTTCCCGCTGACGATGGCCGACGTGCCGGACGATTTCGCGGACGAGTCTGTCCCGGAAGCCGAGCTGGAATCGGTCCCGGCGCTGCTCACCTGGTCCACCCCCGGTGACACCGCGCTGGCGTTCGAGAACCAGCAGACCGGTGACGGACGCGTCTTCAGCCCCGGTGCGCTGTTCTGGGAAGGGGACGGCCCCTGGCCGCTTCAGTACGCGGACGAGATGCGCGGCGGTCACGACGGTGCCGAGCTGGCGGGGGCCATCCACACGATGGGACGCGACGGGGACCGCATCGCGGGTGACGGCGTGCTGTACCTGACGCAGCAGGCGGGGGCGGAAGCCGCGCTGCTGCTCGGCCAGGGTGCGCCGCTCGGCGTCAGCGTGGACCTGGACGACGTGGACATCGAGATGGTGGACGCCACCGGGGGTGAGACCTTCACCACGAAGCTGATCACCGCGTCCGTCCTGCCGCTGCCTGACGGTGGCTGGTCCCTGGACGGCGAGACGCAGCCGAGCCTGACCGCGTCCGGGACCGCAACGGTCATCGCGTCGCAGCGCGTTGCACTGCTGGTGTCCCCGGACGGCACGGTCCCCGCCTCGGTGCTGACCGCCGCAGCCGGCCAGCCGGACGCTGTGGACGGGCAGGTGGTGGACGCGCAGCGCAGCGGGGACTACCTGGTCCGCATCACGCGGGGCCGCGTCCGTGGCGCAACGCTGGTCACCATCCCCGCGTACGCCAACGCGCGCATCGTGCTGGACAACGCCGAGCTGATCGCGGCGTCCACCGCAACGCTGCCCGAGCACGATGACGCGGACCTGACCGCCGCATCGCAGTCCTCGGACTATGACCGGGTGCTGCGCCACGTGCGTCGCAGCAACACCCCGGTCGGTGCGGCGCGCGTCGCACAGTTCCTGAAGGTGCCGCTGACCGCCGTTCACCGCCACCTGGCCCGCGCGGCGCAGCGCGGTGAGGTGGTCCGGCTGGCACGCGGCCTGTACACGGACCGCACCACGTCGGTGCGCGCCGACCACGTGATGACGGATGACCGGCTGGCGGACGATCGCATGGTGGCGTCCGTGACCGGGGCCGTGGACCTGCCGGTGGCCGAGCGGGACCACGGCTGGGACGGGGACGCGGCGGCCACGCGGGTGTTCGAGTGGGCTGGGGACGACCCCGGCATGATCGGGGACGCCTTCGCGTACCGCGACGACTCGAAGGACCCGCTGACGAAGGGCGCGTACAAGCTCGGGTACGCGGACGTCCTGGACGGCGTCCTGACCATCATCCCGTCCGGGGTGGCGGCGGCCCTCGGCGCGCTGAACGGTGCGCGCGGCGGGGTGGACCTGCCCGAGGACGAGCGCGGCGCGGTCCGGGACCGCCTGGAAGCCGTTCGTTCGCACGTGATCGAAGAGAGTGAGGACGACGACATGGACGACCTGACCGCCAGCGCGTGGACCGCCATGCGGGACCTGCCCGCGATGCCTGCCGCGTGGTTCGCGGAACCCACGGTGGACGAGCTGCCGCCCGGCGGCCCCGGTGTCAACTACTCGGGCGGGCGCATCTTCGGATGGGTGGCACAGACCGGTGAGGCTCACGCGGGCTTCGCCAAAAAGGTGACGATCGATGGCCTCGGCCGCATCGACACCAGCCACTTCCTGCGGCAGCGCTTCACCCTGGACGACGGGTCCACCGTGAAGGCGGGCGCGTTCACCATGAACGCGGGCCACCACCGCGACGGTGCCGAGTGCGAGACCTCGGTGTGCCAGTTCGACGACACCCGCACGGTGGCCGGCGTGGTCACGGTCGGCATGAACGACCGGGGCATGTGGTTCAGCGGCGCGGCGGCCCCGTGGATGAGCGAGTGGGACCGCACCGTCTTCATGGCCACGCAGCCGAGCTACCACATGCGCAAGGGCCCGTCCGGCAACTGGCAGCTGCGCGCGGTTCTCGCCGTGCCGGTGCCGGGGCACTCGTCCCCGCTGCTGGCCTCGGCGGTCATCGAGCGGTCCCAGATGGCGTTGACGGCGTCCGCCACGATGGCCGAGGTGGAACAGGTCATCGAGACCGAGACCGCGCGGCAGGAAGCCGAGGACCGGCCCGTGGCCACCGCCACGGTGGAAGTCACGGCCAGCCTGGCCGAGGCCATCGACTATGACGCCCTGGCGGACGCCCTGGTGGCTGCCACCGAGCGGGCCGAGCTGAAGCGGGAAGCCGAGCGGGCCGAGCTGGAAGCGCTGCTGGCGGAAGGCCGTACGATGGCAGCTGACGACACCGGAACCGAAGGGAACTGACGCGATGGCCTGCGCCTGTTCGAAGAACCGCGCCCGTGCCACGGGTACGGGAACGCCTGCCCCGTCCGGCACGTACCGCGTGATGGTGAGCGGGCGCATGGTGTACGAGACGACCAACCCGAACGCGGCTGACACGGTGGCCGCCCGCTTCCAGGCGGCCACCATTCTCGCCCCCGGCGAGACCGCCTAAGCAACCCGCCCGGACCGGGCCGCGCCAGCAGCTATCATGTGCGGTAGCTGCTGGCGTTAGGCCGGGTCCATTTCACAGAAACGGACTGGTCACGCAATGGCCGAGATGTACAACCTTCCCGAGGACGTCACCGCGCTGACGGACGATGAGCTGGACACGAACCTGGCCGCAGCGGTCAAGTCGTTCAGCACGGTCTCTCAGACCACCGTGGTCACGCCGCAGACGCTGCCCAACCTGCGCACCCTGAAGGCGTCCATCCAGACGCTGAAGGACGAGCGGGCCAGCCGGACCGCTGCGGCCGAGGCCGCTGCCGCCGAGATCGACGCTCTCACCGCCGACGTGTTCGGGGACGAGAGCGACGACGTGGCCGCGTCCGCCGAGACCGAGGACACCGAGGCCGCGCCCGAGGCCGAGGCGACCACCGAGGCCGCGCCGGCCGAGGTCATCGAGCCGACCGAGGTGGTCACCGCTTCCGGCGTCCGTCGCACGTCGCTGAACCTGGCGGCGGTCCGCGCGAAGCAGGCGGGGACCGGCACCGGCATGGCGAAGTACCTGGCCCCGGACGTCCCCGAGGGGATCGAGATCGTGGCGTCCGTGGACGTCCCCGGCTTCCGTCCCGGTGAGGCCGTGGACCTGAAGGACATCACGGACGGCGTGATGCGCCGCGCCACCGGCCTGAAGACGGCGGGCGGCGGCACCGGCCTGGTGGCCAGCTACCGGCTGCCCTTCCCGGAAGACATGGTGGTCAAGGACTCGTCCTCGGCCCCCGAGGGTTCCACCGTGCTGATGCGCGCGGCCGACCAGCGGCGGCTGGACGGCGGGGACCTGGTTGCGTCCGGCGGCTGGTGCGCCCCGTCCGAGACGGTGTACGACATCACGGACATCGCGTGCCCGGACATGCTGTGGGACCTGCCCGAGATCCAGATCAACCGTGGTGGTCTGCGGTTCTTCCGCACCCCGGCGCTGGACGTCGCGGCGCTGACGTTCGTGCACACCGAGCAGGACGACATTGCGGGGAACACGAAGCCCTGCTTCGAGATCCCCTGCCCGGCCCCGATCGATGTGCGGGCCGAGGCCGTGGGTGTCTGCCTTTCGTCCGGCATCCTCACGCAGCGGTTCTTCCCCGAGCTGATCGACTGGTACGTGCGCAACGCCATGGTGGCGCACGAAATCCGGATCAAGACCGAGGCGTACGACTCGGCGCGCGCCGCGATCATCGCGGCCGTTCCGACCCGCGCGGTCACCGTCCGGGCGTCGTTCGCCGCGTTCTCGGCCGTGTACGAAGCGGTCGCGCTTCAGGCCGCCGACATGATCGAGCGCTACAACCTGTGCGACTCGACGCAGCTCGAAGTGGTCTTCCCCTGGTGGACCCGCAACCTGTTCCTGTCGGACCTGGCGCGGCAGGAAGGCGTCCGGCTCGAAGACCTGGACGCGGGCCGGCTGGAAGCGGCCTTCGCGCGCCTCGGCGTGCGGGTCCAGTGGGCGCGCGGTCTCGCCCCGGCGGTTCCCACGGACATCGGCGGCACCACGCTGGCGACCACGTGGCCCGACTCGGTCGAGTTCATGATCTACCCGGCTGGTAACTACCAGCTCGGGCGCGGCCCGGAAGTCAACCTGGGTGTGATCATCGACAGCGTCACCGTGGCCACGAACGACGAGAAGATCTTCAGCGAGGAAGCGGTCATGCTGGTGGACCGCCTCGGACTCGCGCGTCTCGTCACCGTGGACGTCTGCCCGAACGGTGAGGTGGGCGCGCGCAACACCGTGGACATCTGCGCCGTGACCCCGTAGCGGGTCCGCAGTACCGGAAGGGCCCCTGTCTTCGCGGCAGGGGCCCTTCCCCCGTTCCCGATAGACTGGCACCGCCACCCGACCAGGAAGGGGCCACCATGCCCAACGCAGGACTGCGGGCACTCGTCCCGCCCATCGCTGCCGAACCGCTGCCAAACGGGCTGCTGGGCGGCTGCGTGGACGTCGTCACCACCACCGACATGCACGAGCTGAACGGCACGGACATGATCAGCATGTCCTGCGCCGAGTCGAACCCGTGGCAGGACTGCCCGGCACCCGACCCGGACAACATCCTGGTGCCGTGGGTCAACCCCGCAGAGAAGCTGTTCGACCGGCCCGAGGCGTGCTCGTTCGAGCCGCTGACCGCGTACGCAGGTGTTGAGTGCAGCACCTTCGGCATCAGCTTCCCCGAGGCGCAGTCGCGCGCCATGGACCAGCTGCGGATGGGTGAGCAGCAGACGCTGGAAGCGTTCTTTATGCAGCGCGGCCTGGCGAAGATGGCGCTGGGCAACGACCTGACACCGGGCACCGGGGCCGTGCACGTCGTGTCCGCCATCGGCATCCTGGAAGAGTGGCTGGCCACCAACTTCGGCGGCAGCGGGCTGCTTCACGTGCCGGTGCGCGTGGCGTCGCTGCTGTCCACCAACTACCTGGTGCCGTTCAGCACGGACGAGAGCTGCCCGGTGACGCTGGCCGGCAACGGCCTGGTGATCGGCGCGGGTTACTCGGCCAGCGTCGGCCCGTACACCGCGCCGCAGACGCCCGGTGCGGCGGCCCCGGCAGGGGAAGCGTGGCTGTACGTCACCCCGCCCGTGCGCATCCGGCGGGACGCACCGTCCCTCACGATGAACGCCGAGTGGCAGGGGGTCAACACGGTCACGAACGACCGCCGCGCCATGGCCGAGGCCACGTTCGTGGCCGAGGTCTCGTGCTGCACCGCTGCCGCCATCCGCGTGTCCCTGGACCCGTGCTTCTGCGGGGTGACCCCGGCATGAGTAACTTCGTCCACATCGAGCCGGCGGACGAGCAGCGCCGCGCCTTCGCCCGGTGGGCGCTGTCGCAGACGCCGAAGTTGCAGACGTCCAGCAGCACCGGCACGGACGTTCCCGTGGCGCTGTACCCCGACGTTCCGCCCGAGCTGCTGGAAGGGGCGTACGTGGACGGCTTCCGCTACGGCGGCCAGGGCAGCCCGCAGGCGGCCCCTGTGGCGGCCCCGAAGGTCCCGGCGGCACCCACGTCCACCGAGAGCGAGAGCGGCCCGCAGAAGCGCGCCGACGAGCCCGCGAAGAAGCCGCGCAAGCGGGCACCCCGGCGGCCCCGGAAGACGGCAGCGTCCAAGCTGACCGCCGAGACGATCGCGGCCACCGCACCGGACAGCGGTGACGCGGGCGGCCAGAACAGCGCAGGCGAGTAGCGCAGCGGCGGCTGCGCACCCGGATACACTGGGTGCGCAGCCGCTGGCGTTAGGCCGGGTCCACCAGACAGAAGGGGCCCCTGGCCGTGAGCTGTGACCTGATTGCCAACCTGGACGTGGTCCGCGCGACTCGCGTGGACAACTGCGGTGCGCCCATTCCGGGTGAGAACGCGTTCGTGTCCGAGTGCGTGGCGTCCGTCGCCATGAACCCGAACGTGGACGTCGCGGACGATGTCATCTACCGGGCCGCGAACGGCACCCTGTGCGGTGTCAAGCGCGGCTGCCCGACCCTGCTGGGGTATGACCTGGAATTCAACTTCTTCCAGGTGTCCCCGCAGCTCACGTCCGTGCTCACCAACCAGCCTGAGGTTCTGGACCCCAACGGGGAACTGGTGGGCTTCGATGACTGCACCATCCAGTGCCAGGGCGGCTTCGCCCTGGAATTCTGGGCCGAGCTGGTGGGGCAGAACTGCACCGAGACCGGCGTACAGCGGTACCTGTACGTGCTGCTGCCGTGGATCAGCAACGCGTACATCTCGGACCTGTCCATCGGGAACGAAGCGGTCACGTTCCAGCTGGTGGGCAACTCGAAGGCGGGCGGTCAGTGGGGCGTCGGCCCGTATGACGTGGTGGACACCGCGATCAGCCCGGCCCCGCCCGTGGCCGGTCCGATGCTGACGCCGCTCGGGGACACCTGCCACCGCCGTATGCAGATCACGACCATCGCGCCGCCGGTCCCGGACCCCGCGTGCGACTTCGCCACGGTCCCGCCCGTGACCCCGTAGCAGGACCCGCAACGGGGTGGGACGGGCCGCAACCCGGTCCGTCCCACCCCGTTGCACCACCCGTTGCAACCCTCACCACCGAAGGAAGGACCACCATGCCGCTGGCCTCGGGGCTGTGCAGCCTGGACGGGTGGGAACTGGACCCGGACTGCCTGAACATCCCGCCGGACACCCCGCCCGAGACGATCGAGAAGTGGCGGCAGGTGGCGGCAGAGCTGCTGTTCACCCTGACCGGCAGCCGCTTCGGCCCGAGCTGCCCCGTCACCGTCCGGCCGTGCCTGAAGCGCTGCTTCGACGGCTTCCGCTCGTTCCTGTTCCAGGGGCAGCCGGTCCAGTCCACGGGCGGATGGGTGCCGTACATGCGCGGCGGGCTGATGTACAACGCATCGCTGTGCGGCTGCACTTCGGACTGCCACTGCGGCCCCGAGCTGTGCCAGGTCTTCCTGCCGGGCCCCGTATACGACATCGTCTCGGTGGACGTGGACGGCGAAGTGGTGGACCCCGCCACGTACGGCATCCTGGACGGGAAGTTCCTGGTACGCAGCAGCGCCACACCCGAGGACGCGGCCGGTGGGACGTGCTGGCCGAGCTGCCAGGACATGTCCCTGGTGCCCGGTAACCCGAACACCTTCACCGTGGTCTACCGCACCGGCATCCCGCTGCCCGCGATGGGTGTGGCCGCGCTGTCCGAGCTGGCCGCGCACTACATTCGCGGCTGTGCCGGCTGTGGCTGCGGGGCGACCGCGCAGAAGAACCTGTCCCGGCTGTCCCGCCAGGGTGTGGACCTTCAGTTCGTGGACGCGCAGCAGGTGCTGTCCGAGGGACGCACCGGGCTGCCGCTGGTGGACCAGTTCATCCACGCGGTGAACCCGTCGAAGCTGCCCCGGCAGATGCGGGTGCTGTCGCCCGACAGTCCGAAGCCGCCGCGTATCTGGTACTCGGGAACAGGAATCTGATGACGCTCTCAATGCTCGCCGTGCACCAGGCCGCGCAGAACCTGCTGGACTGCGTCTGCACCGCCGTGGACGCGCTGCCGCTGTCGGTGCCGGGTCTGGCCGGCTGCCCCTGCCGTGTCGGTGTGGTGCCCGCCGCACCGGCCGCTGACGGCTGTGACGGTGGCTGTGGCCTCGGGGCGGACGAGTGGCCTGGACAGCTCACCGTGAACGTGGTGCGGCTGTTCGCCACGGACGCGCTGACCTTCCCGCGCGAGACCGGCCCGTCAGCGGCCTCGGGGACGGGCCTCGGGGTGCGGTCGCTGAAGAACTGCGCCATGCCGCAGGTGACCGCCGTAGAGCTGCTGGTGACGCTGTTCCGCTGCGTACCGGGCCCGACCGACGAAGGCTGCCCGCCGAGCATGGCCGAGCTGGACGCCTCGGCTATGCAGTACCACGCGGACATGCTGGCGGTACAGCAGGGCATTCTGTGCTGCTTCGCGGGCACGGACACGACCAGGCGCAACGGGCGCAGGTACGTGGTGGGGCAGACCACGACGATCGGCCCGTCCGGGGCCTGCGTGGGCTTCCAGACGCGCGTCCTGGTGGCGCTGGACGATGTACTGCCGCCGGTCCCCGTAGCGCCGCTGAAGGCGCTGTGAGCCCCGCACGGGTGTCCATCGACGCGTCCCGCTTCCAGCGGCTGCTGTCCGCCGTGGGCGGGCCGGGGGAACGGCTGCTGCGCCGGAAGGCCGAACGGGTGGCCGAGACCGCGCGCAGGTACGCCGCGCCCCACGGCTCGATCCCGGACGGGATCATCGTTGGCCCGTACGCGGACAAGCGGATAGAGGTGATCAGCACGCACCCCGCCACGCAGTTCGTGCACGACGGGACACCGCCGCACCCGATCTACCCGCGCAGGACGGGCGGGATGCTGCGGTTTGAGGTGGGCGGGCGCGTCGTCTTCGCCCGGATGGTGAACCACCCCGGATACCGTGGTGACCCTTTTCTCACGAATGCCCTACGTGACGCGGGGTGACGATCAGGAACGCAGTGTGCCCGTGGCAGAAGTGGGCACTTTTGGGCTGAGAGGAACAGCAGGTCAGGGACTTGTGGCAGCCAATTCCCAACCTTTCGTGTTAGGCCACTTTTACGTCAGGCAGGTACGGCACTACTACATGTGCGCGCCCGCGTACGGAACGTGACGTATGTGCCCCACCACAAGTTGTGTCTATACGAAAGGTTCGGGATTCGCTGCCACAAGTCTCTGACCTGCAACGATGCAACGGCCGTTTCTGCCCACTTCTGCCACGGTCGCTATCTGCTACCAATGGCTACCGCGCGTCACGTGTTTCTGGCCACGGGTAAGCTGGTGTCATCACCGACGAAGGGGACCCCATGCGCGTGAAGACCAGGGCCAGCAGTGCCCTGCGGCGGCTGAAGTACGGGACGCTGCGGATGCTCGGCGTCGTCAGCCCCTCGGGCCGCTACCCGATGCCGCCCCGGTGGGCCCTGTCCAAGATCGGCCGGCACCGCTTCTACGATGCACCCGAGTGCGCCGAAACGTGCTGCCCCTGGAACAGTCCGCCCGCGCGCTGCCTGCTGTCCTGCTGTGCGCCTTCCAGCGATACGGTGGGCCCCGTGGCCGCCGGGGCCGTGAACGGACGCGAGAGGGGCGACAGCGCGTGCTGAACGACTACGCCAGCGCCAACGGGACCGAGGTCTGGAACACGACCAGGCTTCAGGCGTACCTGACCAACGTGGGCAGCCCCTTCGACACCGGGCCGGACATCTGCCATTGCCCGAGCCTCACCGCCGAAGTCCTCGGGGACGACCCGTACACCACCCCGGACGCCGAGGTGGGCCCCGCACCCTGGTATGACCCTGCCGTACCCGAGTCCGCAGAGTTCCTTGGCTTCCTGCCGCTCACCGTGGCGGGGGCCGACGACAACCCGCGCCGCCGCACGGTGAGCACCGCCGTGGGTGGCGGTGGCGTCTTCGGCCCGAGCCGTGAGCAGCCGCGCAGCATCGTCGTGACGGGCGTCCTGATCGGGGCCACGTGCTGCGGCGCGCAGTACGGAATGCAGTTTCTGTCCGAGCTGCTGAGTGGCTGCACCGGGGACACCTGCGACGGCGACTGCTTCGCCATGTACAACTGCTGCCCCGACGACGGGCTGACGCCCGAGCAGTTCAACGCGGCGCACCGCCGGACGTTCCGCCGTACGTCGCTGGTCGAAGGGCCGACCGAGACCGGCCGCAGGTCCACGGGCGACTGCGCGCGGTCCGAGTGCGCCGCCGGGGCCGAGCTGATCGAGGTGGAATTCGTCCTGGTGGCCGCGTCCCCGTGGGCGTGGACCGACCCGATTCCCGTGCTCGAAGTGACACCGCCGATCGCTGACCAGACCGAGTGCGTGGACTGGTGCCTGCCGGGCAGCGGCATCCCGGACCACGACTGCGACCCGACCACGTGCCTGTTCCAGGCGTGCGTGACGCCCGGTGACCCGTACGCGGACCCGCGCAACCAGGTGCCCCTGCCCCCGCAGCCCACCGTGCCCGCCGGCAGCTTCTGCGCGCCGCTCGTGCCGGACCGCGCCTGCTATTCGGTGGACCTGTCCGCGCGCCCGCAGTGGGCCACGGACGCCCCGCTGATCGAGATTTACTCGGGCGCGTACGAGCTGCGCAACATCCGGGTGACCTGGTACGAGCGGCCCGCCGGATTCGTCGGGGACTGCGATGACCTGGCGGACAGCAACCTGTGCAACTTCATCCAGGACTTCACGGTGACGTACATCCCGCCCCGTGGCACCCTCACCCTGGACGGCTCGATCGGCCGCGCCGTGGTGACCGCTGGCGGCCTCGGCTGCCGGACCGCGTCCACGGCGTACGGCAACCAGAACGGCGGGCCGGTGGACGTTACGGACCTGACCTGCGCCACCTACTGCATTTGCATCGAGACGGACAGCGACGCACCCCCGGCAGCGGACGCGGTGGTCCGTATCAGCGTGCTCGGGAAGGGGTACTGATGGCGCTCGGCTGCGCAACCCACGGGTACACCATCACGGACCGCACGGGCGGCCACGTGGCCGCCTCGGGGCGGCTGACGGACGTGAAGTACAACCGCGTGCTGAACGACTCGTCGGACGCCTCGGTCACCATCTCGGTAGAAGGGCTGGACTGCTGTGACGAGCTGGGCAACATCCGGTCGTGGCGGCATTGGCTGAACATCTTCCGCAACGGCGTCTTCGTCTGGTCCGGCCCGATCGTCACGGTCACCTGGTCCCGCTCGGACGTGGTGGTCAACGCCACGGACCTGATTGGGCTGCTGGACCGCCGCGTGGTCCACCGGCAGATCGTCTTCGACCGCACGCCCGTGGCCACGATTGCGGCCACCCTGATTGAAGACGGGCTGCGGCCGGACGATCCGGGGCACACCACGACCATCGTGGCCCCGACCATCACGACCGGTGGCCGCACCTATCAGGCGTGGATCGGCCAGACGGCGGACCACCTGCGGGACCTGTCGGAAACGGGCCTGGACTTCACCGCGACCGGACAGAACATCCTGCTGTTGCCGGACGACTACGGCGAGACGATCGGGCGGCTGTCGGACGATGACCTGCCGCAGGGGCTGAAGGTGACCGAGGACGGTGGTTCACTCGCCACCCGGCAGGTGGTGGCCGCTGACGAAGACACCGGCTTCGTGGGGGTGGCCGGCGGGTCGAACGACTACTACGGGCTGCTTGAGATGTACACCGAGCAGAACACGCTGAAGACGCTGTCCGACGCGGACCAGGCCGCGCAGGCGAAGCTGGACGGCAGCCTGAACGTCCCGGTCTTCATCGACACGCAGGACGTAACGCTGGCCCCGACCGCGCCCGTGATCATTGAGCAGCTGGTTCCGGGCTGGTGTGTGGACATCACGTCCGGCCAGACCTGCCGCGAGATCACGCAGCGGATGAAGATCACGGGCCTGGCGGTGAGCGAGAACGGCGAGAGTGAGAAGATCGTGTTGCAGGTGTCCGCGCTCGGTGACGACCTGGTGGTGACCTGATGGCGCAGCGCAACACACCGTCCCGCCGTATCCCCGGTGAGCCGCTGGCGGGCATCCTGCGGACCGTTGCGTACCAGGCCCGGTACGCGAACCGTCGCCGGTCCGACATCCCCACCGTCACCAACCCGGCCGCTGCCTCGGCGGCAGCGGCCGAAGCGGCAGCAGCGGACGCAGGCGTTGCGTCGCTGTCCGGGCCCGCGACGATGGCCGAGGCCATGACGCAGGTGGCGAGCGAGCGCGCCTACGCCGAGTTGCAGCAGGACGCGGCCGTTGCGACGTTCGTTGCAGCCGCTGACCTGCCGCGCAACGACGCGGCCACGCTTCAGGCGGACGCGGACGGGCGCGCCGTGTGGCAGTACGAGAACCGTGGCAGCGTGCCGCACGTCGTTGCGACAGCCGTTGCGGACCAGCCCGCCACCGCGACGGTGGCCGAGCGCGGCGAGACGTCCGCGACGTTGCGCGTCTGGGACGCGTTGGGCCAGCCCGTGGCAGGTGCGTTCGTCTGCGTCGCGGCGTTCTGGCCGTAGGATCGAGAGAGCAACCCGAGGGGAAGGACCGACATGGCGCGAGTCTGTGTGGACAGCACCTACTTCAACGTGGACGACACCGGACAGCTGACGATCAAACCGGGGTCCCTCGGCTATCAGCAGCGGGTGGAAGTTTTCGGTGGCCTCGGCGGCCTGAACTTCGAGATTGCCAACTACCCGAACGCCGCGTGGGTGTTCGTAGAGTGCATCGGCGGCGGTGGCGGCGGCGCGGGCGCGCAGGACACCAGTGGGTCCACCGGCATCGCGCAGGGCGGTGGCTCGGGCGGCGGTTACTGCGCTTCGTGGATCGAGGCGTCCGCCCTGCCGCCTATCGTCCCCGTGTCGGCGGGCGCTGGCGGCGCTGGCGGGACCTTCAACGCGGCGGGGGCCAACGGGCAGCAGTCCAGCTTCGGAACGCTCGTGATCGCCCCCGGCGGCCTCGGGGCCACGGTACAGATGATCGCCTCGGCCACGAGCGGCATCGGCAAGGGCGCGCTGTCCCCCGCCCTCGGCACCGGTCAGATTCGGCGGCAGGGCCAGCCCGGCGGTACAGCGGTCATGGTCATGGCCTTCCACAAGACGGGCGGGGACGGCGGCGCGTCCGGGTACCCCGGTGCGGGCGGGAAGGGCGGCGCGAACAACCAGGACGGCACATCCGGGCAAGCCTTCGCGGGCGGTGGCGGTGGCGGCGCGGCTGCCTTCAACAGCAGCAACAGCGGCGGGTACGGCGGCGCGGGTCTCGTCCGCATCTCGATCTACAACTAAGGGGCAGGAATGGCACGCTGCGACTGTGCGGGGCTCGGCGCGGATGGATGCATGTGCGCGCTGACGGCCGGCGCGAACATCACGATCAGCGGCACCGGTCAGGCGCTGGACCCGTGGGTGGTCAACGGCGTCCCGCCCGCGCCCCCGCCGTTGACCGAGGGAACGGCCATCGACATCGTGGCCAACGCCATCAACGTGGACATTTCAGGCGACGCGGACAACGCGCTGGTGCTCGGCGGGGACGGCGGCCTGTACGTGCCCGAGCCCGCAGCGAACCTGTCCAGCTTCCTGGAAATGCTGGTGGTCAGCACCGCCGGGACTTCGAGCTGGACGAAGGCTGCGTACCCCGAGGCCCGGTGGCTTCACGTCCGTTGCATCGGCGGCGGTGGCGGTGGCGCGGGGGCCACCTCGGCCGCGTCGCAGGTCATTGCCCGGGGTGGCGGTGGCGGTGGCAGCTACGGGGAATCGTGGCTGGACGTGGCGTCCCTGCCCGCCTCGGTCACCATCACGGTGGGCGCGGGCGGGACAGGCGGCGCGGCGGCCAACGGCGCTGGCGGGAACGGCGGGTCGTCCAGCTTCGGCACGTTCGTCATCGCTACGGGCGGCACAGCGTCGCTGAACACCGCGACGTCCGCCACCTCGGGCGTCAGCGAAGGCGGCGGCAGTGGCGGCCTCGGCACCCACCAGGTGTACAGCCTCGGCCACCGTGGCGAGAAGGGCATGTGGTGGTCCGCCACCATGGGGGCAGGTGGCAACGGCGCGAACGGCGGCAGCGGGTACGGCACGGGCGGACGCGGCGGCATCCCCGGTACCGGGGCGCAGAGCGGGTCCAGCCCCGGCGGCGGCGCGGGTGGTGCCATCTCGGTCAACGCGGCTGCGGTGGCGGGGGCGTCCGGCGGCCAGGGCGCGGTGATCATTGAGATGTTCCGCTGACCCGCAGCCCCTCGGGCCCCGGATGCTTCGGCGTCCGGGGCCCGTCCCGTCACGCGATGCGTTTGTAGCGCAGGCTGGTGCCCTCGGCCCGCAGCGCGGTGAGGGACAGCGGGGTGACGATGGCCGCACCCGAGCTGAAGTCCATCCGCATGACCTGCAACTTCAGCTGAGTGGGCCCGGTGGTCGTCAGGTAAGTGTGGACGGTGCAGCCGGCCGAGCTGAGATACCGGCCACCCCGGTTGCTGCCGGACGAGTTGCCCACCACCTGCGTGTTGGGGACCAGTGCCGAGGCGGTCTCGTTCCACAGCCGGACGTGCGCCTGAATCTGCGCCGACCCGCCATCGGCCGCGATGTTGACGTGAAGCACCGTGTACGCGTCGAAGACGACTTCGAACGTCCCGGCGGCGGGGATGGTGAGGGACAGCCCTGTGTCCAGCCAAGCGCCCGACGCGGGCGGCACCAGGTCCACGTTGGCCAGCTGGTTAGCCGCGTTGAACAGCGGCTCGAACTCGGCCACGTACAGGCAGCCGGTTTCGTCGTACGACGCCAGGTTGCCGGGGTTGACGGAAAGGCACTGCTGTTTGTCGTTGCAGCCGCAGCGGGCCATGGGGTCCCCTTCGTCGGTCGGTAGCTGGTCCCAGTCTAGATGCGCTCGGGCATAAACTGGCCGGGACCACACACCACCGGAAGGAAGTACGGATGTCGAAGACGATGACCGCCGCGCAGTTCCTCGCGGCACTGAAGGCCGAGGGCGTCCCGGTCCGTGAGCGCAAGGGCTGGCGTACCCACAACCGGAACCACAAGGGCGCGTCCGGCCCGCACAACGGCGTCATGGTGCACCACACCGCCTCGGGCTCGGACGGTATCGAGTCGTTCGTCAGCAACGGCAACAGCGCGCTGCCGGGGCCGCTGTGCCACGGGCTGATCGAGAAGTCCGGGCGCGTGGTCCTGATCGGGTGGGGACGCGCGAACCACGCGGGCGGCGGTGACCCTGACGTCCTGGCCGCTGTCCGTGCCGAGCGCTGGCCGGTGCCGAAGACGAACGAGCACGACGGGTCCGCCGGATCGGTGGACGGCAACGCGCACTTCGTCGGGTACGAGTGCGTCAACCAGGGAAACGGGAAGGACCCGTGGCCGGCCATCCAGCTGGAAGGCATCGCGCGCGCCTGCGCGGCGGTGTGCCGCTTCCACGGCTGGACCGTGGACAGCGTGATTCGTCACCTGGACTGGTCGGACTGGAAGGTGGACCCGCGCGGCATCGACTGGAACAAGATGCGGGCCCGTATCACGACCATCCTGAAGGGGAAGCCGAACGCCACGCCGTTCGCGTCGTGGGCCGATGGCGACGGGGGCGACGCCGAGCAGCCCGAGCAGCCGCAGCCCGAGCAGCCGGACGCTGACGCCTACCCCGGCGCTGCTGCCTTCGGCCCCGGCAAGAGCGGCCTGCACGTGACGCGCCTCGGGCAGATGCTGGTGAAGCGCGGCGGTAGCCGCTTCTACAGCGTGGGTCCCGGTCCCCGGTGGGGTGAGGCGGACCGGAAGGCCACCGAGGCGTTCCAGCGGGCGCAGGGCTGGTCCGGCAGCGACGCGGACGGCATCCCCGGCGGGACCACGTGGCGGCTGCTGGTCACCGGGACCGGCAAGAGCATCCCCGCAGCCGCGCCCGCGAAGAAGCCGAAGGTGTCCCTGGCCAACATCATCGCGGCGTCGCGGAAGGACCCCGGTGCCCCGCAGGGAAAGACGTCCTATCCGGCGGACGTGCGGCTGGTGGAAGCCGCGCTGAAGAAGCTCGGGTTCCTCGGGGCCACGTACGCGTCCGATGGCGCGTACGGAACCGTGACGGTGGCCGCGTACAACGCGTTCCGCCGCAGCATCGGACTGAAGGGCGCGGACGCCACCGGCGACCCCGGCCGGCTTTCCCTCGGGACACTGGGCAGCCGCTCGGGTCTCTTCACCGTGTAATAAGGATGATCATGAACCGGAAGTACCTGAAGTCCCTGCTGGAACTGACGCTGCTCACGTACGCGGTGACGTTCCTCGGGCTGCTCACCGCTGACGGCTTCGACCTGCTGAACCTCGGCGCGGTGAAGTCCGCTGCCGCTGCTTCCCTGCCGACCGCGCTGGCCGTGGTCTACGGCGCTCTGGCGCGGCTGCTGGGCAACTTCAACAGCGCCATGGCCGTGGACACCCGTGAGCGTGATCACTGACGGGCCCGTCACGTTCCGTGGAATCTAACCGCATGATATGACTTACCGTGAGGGGCCACTATGCAGATATCCGACGCAAGCGGCGTAAACGTCGCTGCTGAACTGGCCATGTTGCGGGGTGAGATGACCACCGGCTTTGAACGCATTGCAGGGCAGCTGAACCTGATTGCGCAGGCACAGACCGCGACCGCCACGGACGTGTCCGAGCTGGAACGGCGGGTCACCGCGCTCGAAGCACGGCGGTGGCCCATCGGCGTCATCGCGGCTGTGAGCGGCGCTGTGAGCGCTGTTGTAGCCATCGGCGCGTTCCTGGTCGGTCAGTAGTTCGGCGCGCACGCAGAACCCCCGTGGCATCACGCCACGGGGGTTCTGTCGTTCACGGGGCTTCGGCCCCGCAGCGGCTGCACTCGGTGTGCCCATAGTCGTGCTCGGGCCACTCGAAGCCTTCGGCGTCCACGCAGGCGGTGGGGTCCAGGTCGTCAGGCACGGAACAGCCTGGCGCAGCCCACGCACTGCCGCAGGTACAGGCCGGCCACCCACTGCGTGATCGTGGCGTGGTCCTTCAGCTCGGCCCCGCAGTCGGCCCGCCGCGCCTCGGCAGCGGCGAAGCCGAGCGCGCGACTGGCCCGGAAGATCAGCCGCTGACTTGCGCCCGGTACCCACTGGTCCAGCTCGGCGTTGACGACGCGGCGCAGCAGCGCGTGCGCGTCCGCCTCGGTCATCTCGTCCCCGGTGAGCAGCACGGCGGGCGGGGTGAGCAGCCCCAGCTTGTCCGCCGTGGTCCGGTTCTCGGCTTCGTACGTGTCGTCCCCGGACAGCCGGTCCCCGATGACTTCGTTCACGTGCTTCAGCATCTGCGCATCCTCGCGCCCAAAGTAGATCATGCCGTTACCGTTCCCATCTGTCCGTTGACGCTGGCCGCGCCTTCGATGTATCCCGCCACCACCACCGAGTCATCCGCTTCCAGAGCGGCCCGGTACCAGGTGTAGAGCCGTGCGTCCCCACGGGCCGAGGCCACGCGCGCCTTCGTGAAGGCGTCCAGGAACTTCGCCCTGTCGATGGGGTCCGCCAGCCGCTCGGACCGCTGCTTAGCGATCACGAGCGGCGGCAGACCTACGTGGGCCGGGCGGTCCCGGTCGAAGACGCGCGTCATGCGTCGTCCACCACCCGGTTAATCATCTTCATGACGATGGCGGCCCCGGTCAGGTCCCCCGCGTCCAGCAGCTTGTCCCAGACCTGGTTCAGCGTGGCGCGGCGAACGGTGGCGGGCGACGTCAGCTGTGCGTCCAGCTTCCGCATCCTCTCGTCCACGGCGTCCAGCGCGGCGCGCATCTCGGCCATCTCGCGGCCTGCCTCGGCCAGTCCCGCACCGGTCCGGGCCAGCGCGGCGTCCAGGCTTTCGCGGTCCGCCTTCGTCGGCATCCCTGCGGCCGGAATCGCGTCACGGCACTTCGGCATGGGGAAGACGTGCGTCCAGTCGGGGTACTCGGTGCTGTCGTCCGCCGGCTCGATCGGGGCACCGCAGACGCACTGCACCACGTGCGCGGTTTCGCTGCTCTCGATCGTCAGCGCGGGGCTGGTAACCGCCACCGTTTCCACGGTGCGCGGGTTGCGCAGGTCCAGCGTGCGGCGAGCCACGCTCACGTTGCCGTGCATCGAATCCACGTGCGTCACGAGACGCGAACGGCTCGGCCGCGTCTCGGGGCAGTACGGGCACTGAAGGTCCATCGTGATACCGTCCTCTTTTGGTGAGGGGACCGGCCGCACGTCATCTGCGGCCGGTCCCCTTCGGGTTGTGCTGGTCGTCAGCCTGCCGGACAGCCGCAGTGCGGCGGGAAGTGCGGCGGGCGGCTGCAACCGTTCGCGGCCTGCGTGGTGCTGTCCGGCGTGGCCGGCCGCTGCGTCGGTACCTTCGGGTCCATCGGTGGCCCCTTTCTGTTGGCGTGGTTCCATGATTGCATACCCGCTTGATCGTTGCAACCGCTAGGCGGAAGGAACTTCCAGCCATCCGGCATCGGTCAGCGCCAGGGTGACCGGCTCATCCGTGTGCTTGTCCGTCCCGGTGAAGACCGCCGGTCCCTCGGTGTCCTCGGGCGACTCGTCCAGGTACGCCTTCGACGTGGACCCGGTCGCGGTGACGTACGAGACCTTCACGCGGTCGCCCTTTCCTGCCGCTTCGCGCGGCGAACGCGGCCGGCCCGCTCGGTGTTGCAGCCCTTGCAATACGGCGTCAGGTCCGGCTGGAAACGCCCGTGCTCATCCCACCCGTGGACGTCCTTCGGGCACACCGTCCATGGCACCGGTTCCAGCCCGTACAGCGCGCGTTCCTGGCCGCGCACGTTGCGCCGCTCGATCTCGTCACTGACGTGTGCGGGGGTCAGGCAGTGGTCCCGCCCGCATTCCGCCTTGACGATGCCGACCGGGGGCCGCGACGTCCGCAGCTCGAAGGCCACGTGGGACGCGGGAATCTGGACCTTCAGGTGGCGGATCACGGGTGCGCCGCTGGTGCCGAGCCGGCCGGACCAGCCGGTGTGTCCCCCGTCCTCGGGCACGGTGAAGCGGTCCAGCTTCGCTTCCTTCGTGGTGCTGTTGTTGTGGTGCATGACACCTTCGATGTCCCGGACGCGGGTCACGGCGCGGTTGTGGACGCCGAGGTGAGCGGCCACCGCGCGGTCCTTCCAGCCGTCCCGGACCAGCTCGGCAATGGCGTCATGCTTCGGGTGGCGGTACTGACTCGGTTCCTTCTTCATGGTCCCATCCTAGGCACAGCAACGGGGACCGTCAACGTGACGGCCCCCGGTGATTGCGGGTGGTACTCAGCTCGGCGGTGTGTCTTCCGGCCGCAGCGGCGCTTCCGCCCACTGGAAGCCGCAGCGCAGGCAGGTGCGCTTCAGGAAGGCGAAGACGGGCCAGCGGCCCCCGAAGGGGTTCATGTTCCGGTCCAGGTCCCCCGGCATGAGGGACGCGGGGATGTACTCGGTACCCGCGTCCGGCCAGCCGCAGGGGTCGCAGTGGGCCAGGTCGTCAGTGAACTCGGGGATCTCGAAGGACATCAGGCCGCGTCCGAACTGGCCAGCTGGCCGGCCGAGGCGTCGTCCAGCTGCGCCGCCGCGTCCATCGGGGACAGCGCGTCCCGCGCCGCCGCGTCCGCCAGCTCGGCCATCGTCTCGCGCGGCTCACCCGACTTCCGGGCGCGGCGTGCGACGTTGCGCCGGATCGTGGTGCGCTCGGCGGCGGTCAGCCCGCCCCAGATGCCCCACTGTTCCCCGCTCGCCAGCGCGCCTTCCAGGCACTCGACCATGACCGGGCAGGCGTAGCAGTTGGCTTTGGCCGCCGCGATGCCCGCGTGATCCCCATCCGCCGGAAAGTGCGGCGCGGCACCCGGCTTCGCGCACTCGGCCCACTGCGCCCATGCCTGGTCCCCGGTGGGACGGAAGTTGATGATTTGTGCACTCATGTTGCGTCGGTTCCTCTCGCGGTTCATCCGGGGGACCGGCCGCAGCCGGTCCCCCGAGGGGTGATCAGTAGCTGATCAGCTGCGCCTTCGCGGCCACGTACTTCGCGGCGCGCGGGTTGTACGCGGCGGCCAGGGTGCGGAACTCGTCCTTCGTGTACCGCTTCGCACCCTTGACCGGGCGGACGCCGTTCGCGGTCTTGCGGACCATCAGAGCGGTGTGGCCGCAGACGCCGAGGCTCTTGCCCTTCGAGCGAAGCGCACCGGCCACGCCCGAGGCGTCCGCCTCGGCCACGCCCGCTCGGATCGCGTGGCTGGTCAGGGTGTGCAGGCCCTTCGCGTGTGCCTTCGCCTCGGCTCGGCGGGCCTTGATGATCTGGCGGGCGGTGCGGGCGGACTGCTTCATGGTCTGGCCTTTCGTCGGTGTTCCTCGCGGTGTGCCTTAAGTATGGCACGGGGTTGCACCCGGAAGCAACCCCGTGCCGGAAGAACTTTCAGACGCCCGTGGCTGCCCGGAAGTGCCGGCCGATGTACTCGGCGTAGGCGGGCGGGATGCATTCGCGGATGCCCTCACGGTTCATCCACGGGACACCCATGTCCCGGCGGACGTAGTCCACCCCGGTGAAGTTCCCTACCGCGTGGTAGTAGTCCCCTTCCCGCAGGGTCCGGCCCATCTTCACTGTCTTCGCGGTGTGCGGCTGGTGGACCGGCTCGGGCAGCGTCCAGCCGCCGGGCTCGAACAGGCGGTGGCGGTACGTGTGGATGCCGAAGGACTCGCCGCACAGCCGGACGGGGTTGACCAGGTAGGCCGCCGCGTCTTCCACGTTTTCCAGGACGTACGGGACGCCGATGTCCAGCAGCACGGTACGGGTGGGCCCGATCAGGTCCGGGTGCTCATTTTGCATGATCCGCTGCGTGGCGCTGTAGAACTGGCACGGCGGGGACCCCGCCACCAACGCCACGTTGTCCCTGATCCACTCGCGGTTGTGGTCCAGCCACGCCACCGCGTCCGCCTGGATAAAGGCGTCCCCGCAGTAACGCGGCTGCGGCTCGATGTCCACGCCGATGACGCGGAAGCCCGCGTCCTGGAAGCCCTTCGTGGCACCGCCCTGCCGGCAGAACAGGTCCACCAGGACCGGACGTTCCACCGGCAGGGGTCCGAGTGCTACAGCCCGAGCGCGGCCCGCAGGACCGCCGCCGCGAACAGCGGCGGTACCGCGTTCCCGATCTGCTGCGGGATGTCCTTGCCGGACCAGGGGTAGCTGTGCGGGAAGGTCTGCAACGCGCCCGCTTCCGCGTGCGTCAGCCGGGGCAGTTCCCGTCCGTCCGGGGCCACCAGACGGTTCCGAGAGACCTTCCCGGTTACCGTGAAGGCGGGCTGGTCCTGCGTCCGCTGGCCGCGCCTCGAAGCGTCCCCCCCCGTCCCGTAGTTGCTGATCACGGTGAACGGCTCGGGGCGGTCCAGCACGTCACCCATGGTGACGCAGTCGTTCAGCTGGCCCGCGCGGTACGGCAGGTGGCTCGGCTCGGGCAGCTGCGCGAAGCGGTCCAGGGACGCCACCAGAACAGCCCGCTTCCGCGTCTGCGGGACGCCGTAGCGCTCGGTCCGCAGCACGCCCGTGGCGACGCTGTACCCGAGGTCCGTCAGGACTTCCGCCATGGCTTCCCAGACCGGCAGCACGGCGGGGACCTGTTCCAGGACGATCGTCCGGTACGGGGTGCCGAGGCCGTGGGCTTCCAGGGCCCACCGCAGCGGTTCCAGAACCAGCCCGGTGCGCTCGTCCTTCAGCTGCTTCAGGTCGTCCCGGACGTCGCAGCCGAGCGCCATCAGGTCCAGGTACGACAGGACCATGGACAGCTGCTCACGGCCCGTTCCGGTGCCCGTGGTGGTGAACGTCTGGCACGGCGGTCCGGCAGTCAGCACGGTGCAGCCGGGGAAGTCGCTCGGGCCGTACGCGCGGACGTCGCCCTGGACCGTTTCCAGACCGGCGGCGCGTCGCGTGGCGCAGACGTCCGCGTCCCACTCAATCCCGACCGACTTGATACCGGCCAGTTCCCCGCCCCAGCAGATGCCGCCCGGTCCGGCGAACAGTCCGATCATCTTCGTCATGGTGGTTCCTCTCTCGCGGTTGCTTGTTCCATCAGTATGCACCATGGGAACAGACAACGCAACAGGACCCCCGGAAGAAGTTCCGGGGGTCCTGTCGGCCAGCAACCGCTACAGGTCGCGCGCCGCGTCCAGGACGCTGCGCCACTGCGCCTCGGTCACGTCCACCCACTCGATGCCGGCCACTGCCTCGGCCAGCTGGTCCGTGGTCCCACTGCCGCCGAGGACGTAGGACAGGTGCAGCCGCGCGGCCTGGTTCAGGCAGTGGACCCGCAGGGACCATGCGGGCTTCGTGGGCTGGTAGCTGACCAGCATGGCGGCCACCCCGACACCGCCGCGCAGGCCGCGCGTGGTGTACAGGCTGCCGAGCGCCTGCATATTCGTGCTGGTCATGTTGATCCGCGCGCCCGGTGCTTTGTAGTCCACGACCAACGCCACGTTGTCGTCCCGGTCCACCACGGCCAGGTCCACGTCCAGGCACGGGTTGCGCCACGTCATGCGCGTCTGCCCCACCGGCTCGAAGTTCCGGCGGCGCGTGGACATCAGCTGGTGGGGCCAGTCCTCGGCCACGTGGAAGTCCTCGGCCGGATCGTCCAGCGCGTCCCAGCGCTCGGTGCCGAAGTCCACCCCGTACGCGGCCAGGTCCGGCGCGTGACGGCCCCGCAGGCGGTACAGGTTGGCCACGTACTGCTGCTCGGACATCTTCGTCCAGCCGAGGCCGAGGAACTGCCGCGCCGCGTCGTTGTGGGTGAAGACGCGATAGGACCAGTTCCTGACGTCGTACTGCACCGTGAGGAACGGCAGCTGCTCACCGGTCTTCCGGTGCAGCCGGCCGAAGGCGCGGTACGCGTTGGCGACTTCGCGGCCCACGGGCAGCGGCTCACCGCGCCGCCGGTAGCTGATGACCGCCAGCGGTTCGCCCCGGTCGTACTCGATCATGGGGAACTTCATGCCAACCGCTGGGGACTCGTGTCCCCAGTGCGCGTGACGGACGTTCAGAAGCCCGTCCCGCCATCCGGTGTCAAACCTGCGTGCCATGGTGCTGTCCCTTCGCTGATGCTGCTGCTGATCTCAAACGCACCCGAGCGGCTGACGTGTCGGGTCCGTCAGCCGCTCGGGGCGGGTCGCCCGCGCGGTCACCGGGTGGGGGTCCGGCAGCCGCGCGGGCTGGTCTTGCGGGTTACGCCTTGACGGCGAACGGGTCCTCGGGCTCGGACTCGGTGGCGGCTGCGACGACGCGGCCGGCCAGGTAGTCCCGCGCCATCTGCTTCTGCTCATCGGTCGGGGCGTTCAGGATGTACGGGGCGTTCTGCCCCTTCTTCGCCTCACCCTTCGCGACGACGCCGAGCAGCTTCCGGCCGCCGGGAATCTTCCGCTTCAGCTGGCCGATCAGGCTGCCCTGGAAGATCATCTGGTCGTCGTACTCGGCCGGACCGCCCTCGGCGGTCAGCACGACCAGGTTGGCCATGACCGCGTCCTTGTCGCCGAAGTCGGTCTTGACCTCTTCCACGTACTCGGTGGGGGTGAAGAGAACCAGTTCCCCCATCAGGTCCTTGATCGCCACGTACGAACCGGCGCTGTCGAACTCGTCCGTCTTCGCCATGATGCTGCCTCTTTCTGCTGCTGATGAAGTGGGTGGACCGGGACCGCCGAGTACAGCCGTGTCTCTCGGGGTGTCCTGGCTAGGATGCTCGGTCCCGGTCCTCGGTCGGGGCGGCTGCCCTTCCCGATGTCTCTATGATGCACCATGCTGACCCCGTGTGTCAACACGTCTTCAGCTGATGCGGCGCAGCAGGCTGAAGCCGGTGCCCGAGCCTTCGCAGGACTGCAACACCAGGTCCGCGCCGCCGAAGGACGGGATGGGCCCGGACTGCCTGTTCAGCCGCATGTGCCCCGTCACCCGGTAGCTGCCGGCCAGCGGGCCCGAGGCGACCACCACCACCGTCCGCCCGAGCGCCACGCGGGACAACCACTGGTACCCGTGGTAGTTGTGCGCCGCGAGGATGTTCACCCCGACGTCCCGCCCGTACAGCGTCAGCCCGCGCCCCTGGTCTATGCACGGCTGCGGGTTGCCGGTGCAGTCGCGGTATCCGCTGATGTGCACCGCCGAGGGCTTCAGCGGCGCTGTGCGGGCCCGACGCGGCTTCGGCGGTGCTGCCTTCCGCTCGGGTGCTGGCGTCGCCTGTACGGCTGCCCTGCGCTCGGCAGCGGGCTGCTTCCGCTCGGCCGGCTGGACCGCCACGGCGGAAAGCCGTACGCGGCTGTCTGCGGGGCTCGGTGCCGCTGCCTGGTCCACGGGGCCAACAACAGCCGCAGCGGCTGCCAGGAAGGCAGCCGCTGCGGTCAGAGATGCGGTACGGGTCGCGGTCATGACCCCATCATGTCACCGGCCGAACGCAGCTCGGTGGCGATCAGCCGCGCCTGGTTGGCCAGCCGCTCGTTCCACTGGCCGAAGCCGCGCGCGCGGTCCGCCACGTTGATCAGCTCGGGCATCGTGTTCGCCGCGTTCAGCTGCTCAAGCCAATGCGCGTGGATGCCGAGTTCGGACATGCCGTGCTGGTCAGCCGCGAAGACCTCGGCCACGTGCTTCATCTTGATCTTCCGCGCGGCGCGCACCGTCAGGTTGGCAGCGTTGATGATCCGCCCCTGTGCCAGGTCCACCCAGTACACCGTGACTTCGTCGCGGGTGCTCGGCAGGTGGACGACGACGCCGAAGTCATGGCTGACCTTGATCGAGTCGTCATACCGCTGTCCGTCGAAGACGCCGTGGTTGTTGATCCCGTCTTCGTAGCATTCGAGCTGCGCCGCGATGGACGGGAACGACAGGTCCAGGCTGTCACCGGTCTTCAGGTCCCCGATGACGTTGATGCCCGAGGCCAGACGATAGATCCGGTCGAACTTCCCCGCGCACTCGTACCGGGCCGACGCGGTGACCCGCTCGATCATGTCCGGCACCACGGTCAGCCCGTTGGCCGCCAGCGCGTCCAGGTACATCCGGACCTTCCGGCGGTGCTGCGTCGGCACCCGGTTCAGGTCCCCGCCCGCGTAGTCTGCCAGCTCGGTGCTGGTGTGCAGCGCCGTGCCTTCATCGGCCATCTTGTACGCCTCGGCCACGTCCTGCGCGGCCTCACAGATGTTGTTCAGGCGTTCGCGGTCCACCTTCACGTCCCGCTCGGCCAGGTCCGGGATGCTGACGCGGCCGGCCTCGGCCAGCAGGGCCACGCCCTTCGCCACGTTGCGCTGCTTCCACAGTTCCAGGTGGTACGTGTCGTCCGTCATCTTCACGAAGTTGGTGACCCGCTGCCACGACTTCGAGCGCCCGGACTCGGGGTTCGGCAGGGTGTAGCGTCCGCGCTTCGCCTCGGGGCGGGCAGGGTCAGGCTTCTTCACGCGCGCGGTCTCGGGGCCCACGTCCCCGGCGCTGTCGAACTCGTCCGGGCTGTCGAAGCTGTCCACGGGGCTGCCGTCCGCGTTGATCAGCCCGGCCTGGTACATGTCCGCCAGGTCCGCGTGCGCTTCGTATACGTCGCCCATCGCTGCGTCCTTCCGCTGCTGCACCGGCCGCTGCTGCGGTCCTGTCGTGCTATTGCAACTGTACCATGAAGGGATGACAACGACGCCTGAACCGAAGTTCCTGTCCCGCCAGGAAGCGGCCCTGGTCCTCGGCATGGACGTGCCGGCCGTGGACCGGCTGATCAGCTGCGGGCTGCTGGACCGGTACCGCATCCGGGGGCGGTACGTACGCGTGCCAACGGGGCAGGTGGCCGAGCTGGCCACGCTGCCCCGTGAATGGCTGCTGCGGTGTTAGCGCAGGTGGCGCGGCAGCTCGGTGTCCTTCACGGCACCGTCCAGCGTCGCGGCCTCGGCCACGCTGGCCGCGACCGCCACCAGGCGGGACGGGGACATCGTGCTGATGTGGCGCAGGTCGTCCCGCACCTGGTGGCTGATCGCGTCCATCAGCAGCCCGTACAGGCCCCGGATGCGGGCCAGCACGGCGTCCGCGTGCGTGGACTCGTACCTGCTGAAGCTGTCCGCCTTCAGCAGGTTGGTGGCTTCGTTGCGCAGGAAGCTGACGCACTCGTTCACCTTCGCGGACAGCTTCGTGTCCGGGGCGAAGTCGAAGCGGGCCCCGGCGGGACGGACGCCGATCAGCGACAGGGACGACGACGCCTGAAGCACGTTCACCGTGATGTCTTCCAGCTGGTTGGCCAGCTCACGGAAGGCGTCCTGGTCGTTCAGCTTCTTCTGCCGGCGGTCCACGGTGCCGAGCACCAGGGACGTGCGGTTCATGGCGCTGGCCAGGTTGGGGGTGACGGGCACGATCATGATGGTGGTTCCCTTCAGTGGTTGCTGTGAATGTCGGACACCGCGATGTCCTCGGCCAGCAGTTCCAGCGTGCGCTTCCAGCTGATGCTGCGGTCCTGCCTGCCGGTCCAGCTGGTCCGGCACGTGCCGTAGATGACCTTCGGCACTCGGGCCCGGTCGTTGAAGACGAAGGACAGGAACTCAAGGCTCTTGTACGTGCTGCCGGGGGCCCATCCGTTGTCCAGGGCGAACTGCGGGGTGACGTGCTCGGCCATCCGGCGCACGGTGCTGTTGCCGATGTACGTCCAGCCGTTGGCCTCGGCCGCCTTGATCGCGTCCCGCAGCTCGGCCATCCGGTCCTTCGCCATCGCGGTGTCCCTCTCGTTTGGTTGCAACACGAGCATGGCACAGCGGGGGCTGCAAAGCAACCCCCGCTGTGGAACCAGTTACGCGGCGGTCTCGTACTCGGCCCCGTAGCAGCCCGCCCACGACCGCGCCACGTCCGAGCATCCGAAGGTGATCGCGACGCCGCGTAGGTCGAAGGCCATGCTGTCCGTGATGTCCTGCGCCACCTGCTGCGCGTTGTGCTTCGGCAGGCTGATCACGATCTCATCGTGGATCACCGCACGGATGCGGCGGCGGTACTCGGCCGGCAGCCGCAGGATGGCTTCCGCCATCACGTCCCGCGTACCGCCCTGTCCCAGCAGCGCGGTGGCCTGCGTGTACGCCCGGTCCCGTTCGACGCGTACGGGGCGTCCGGCCCACGTGTGCAGGATGCGGTACGAGTCGTTCGCGGGAACCGGCTCATCGAAGCCCAGAGCACCCGCAGCGGCCCGTACCTCGGCCTTCCACTCGGCCAGCCGGGGGAACGCCTCGGTCATGCCGTCGATGAAGCGTTTGGCCACCGTGACGTCCACGCCGTGCTGACGCGCCATGCCGTTCGCACCGAGGCCGTACGAGAACCCGTGGCCGAAGACCTTCGCCTGGTCGCGCTTCACGCAGTGGCATTTGGCGATCACGCCACAGTGGCAGTCGGGCTTCGGGTCCCGGTGGCAGGCGTCCCCGTGGTCCGCTTCGCTCGGCCACACCCGGAACGCAACCTCACTGTGCAGGTCCATGCCGGGGGCGAACAGCTTCAGGTACTCGGGGTCCTGGCACTCGGCCGCGACCACGCGCGCGTCAACCTGGTCCGCGTCGATGGCCACCAGGACTTCGTCATCCGTGTCCGCCAGCATGATGCCGCGTTCACGCGCCTTACCGCCGCGCTTCCCGAACACCGTCAGACCGGGGTCCTTCATGGACCAGCGGCCGGACGCCTGGTCCGGTCCGATGTACGGGTGGACCCGCTCGCCCACCAGGTGGTCCAGCACGGTGCCGTAGATCGTCCGCTCACCGTTGAACGCCTTGATCGTCCGGCACAGCTCGGCAGCGGCCGGCTTCGTCCGCTCGAAGATCGGGATGAACTCGTCCAGCACGTCCTTCCCAGTCTTCAGGCTGCCGTCCTTCGCGTGCGGCCAGTTGGCGGCCAGGGCGTCTTCACTGATGCCCGTGGACAGGATCGCCTTCCGGAACGCGGCCTTACCGGGGTTGGTGCGGTGCGGATAGCGGCCCTCGGTCGGCATCCCGAACTTCTCGTGAAGCAGGGCCTTCCCGGCTTCCAGCCGTGCCTGCCCCTCGGACCACCGCTTCATCGTCTCGTCCACGTCGGTGCGCATCCCTTCCAGGGTGACGCGCCCCATCGCGGTCGCGGTGTAGTGCTCACGGCGGACGTACCGGCGGGACTCGGGCGACTCGTCCCCGATCGCTGCGGCCAGGTGCGTAAACACGCGGCCCTGCGCCTGGACGTCCCCGATCAGATACGCCCGGTAGTCCGGATCGTCCTGCGGGATCTTGTCAAACCCGCCGTACAGGTCCGCCAGCACCTTCAGCGCGCTGACCGGCTCGGGCCCGGTGAAGTCGTCACCGGCCTTCCGCTTCCGCAGCTCGTACGCCTTCAGCAGCTTGTTGGCCTCGGCGTCGCCCTTGACGCGGCGGACGATCGCCAGGCGTCCCGCGAAGTCCACGGTGGATTTGCCGGCCAGCCCGTACCGCTCGGCGGTGGCGTCCAGACCGAAGTACCCGCGCGGCTGCATTCCCTTCGCGGCCACGGGGTTGACGTGGCGTTCCACGATCATGGTGTCGAACATCTTCTTACACAGCAGCTCGTACTGGTCGAAGCTGAAGAAGCCTTCCACCGCCATGGCCATCAGGTCGAAGTTGATGCCGTTGTGGGCGGTCAGCGCGTCGGCACTGAACAGAACTGCGGTCAGCTCACGCGGGTCTGTGGTGAGCGTGACGGGCGATCCGGGGACGACGTCCGCCCATCCGCACAGCCGCACGAAGCCGGGGCCGTAGCTGTGCAGTTCCTCGGCCGCGCCGGTCTCGATGTCGAAGGCGAGTACCTTCACGTGATCGTTCCTTCCGGTGGTTAAGTGGCCCGTGCTGTGACGGGTACCGGGGTGGGTGGTGCAACACCCATCATGGATGCTGCACCACCCGGTGTCAACACGCGATCAGATGTCGTACCCGAGGTCTTCCGCCGCGAAGGGGTCGGCCGAAGCGGTGAGCGTGAGCCCCTGTGTGGCCGCCTGCGGGCCGTTCACGGCCGAGGTGACCGCAGGGACCGCGCACGGGCTGCTGTCGTCCTCGGCGGCCACCCACGGGTTGCCAGCGGGCACCACGCCGGACGGGGCCACGGGGTCCGCCACCGGCTCGGCATCCTCGGCCGCCCACGTGTCGTCATCCGCCTTCGCCACGGTGACGTTGAAGGCGCGCGACCCCTTGCCCACCCGGACTTCCGTGACGCCTTCCATCTGCGCGAAACGGTTGAAAAACGCCCGCTCGCCCATCTTCGATCCGCCGTTGCGCTCGGCCCACGCGTTGAACGCGATGGCGACGTCACGGCGTCCCGTGGCCGCGTCCGTACCCAGCTTCTGCCCGTACGTGGCGGGGGTCAGCTGGCACATGTCCTGGAAGAACTGGACCACGCGGTCCGACTTCGCCTCGAAGCTGGCCTGCGTGGCCGCGTTCGTCCGGCCGTACCCACCGCGCGCCAGGAAGCGTCCATACGCCTTGACCCACCGGGCCAGGATGCCGGGCAGCTCGGCCATCAGCTTGTCTTCCAGCGTCTTGTCCTCACGGCCGGCGAAGCTGTTCGGGAAGCTGAACGGCTTCATCCGCTCGGCGTACGCGCGGGACGCCTCGGACACCGTGGGCAGCTCGTTCGCGCTGAAGGCAACCAGCGCCTGGTTGGTGAACTCGAACTGGTTGCCGTACTTCCGGTTCGCCTGGATCACGTCTTCACCCGTGATCATCTTGAACAGCGACAGGTCTTCCACGTGCTTGTTCGACAGGTCAGCCGCCACGTTCAGCATCTTGCCGTACATGTTGGCCGCCGCGAACTGGTCCGTGACCAGCTGGTGAAGGGTAACCGCGCTCGTGTTCTTCGGCCCCGCCACCGCCCGAAGCAGTCGCAGGAAGGTGGACTTTCCGGACCGGCTCGGACCGAACAGGAACAGCGTCTTCGACGGGGTGCGGGACGGGTCCAGCATCGTCCCGGCGGTCTCTTCGATGTCCGCCACCAGGGCGTCCACCTCGGCTTCCGTCGCACCCTCGGGGCGCAGTGCGTCCCGCAGCCACGCGTCATAGTTCGGCGTCGCGGTGTCCGGCTCGTACGCGGCGGTCACCTGGACGTACGACAGGTAGTCGGGCGAGTGGGGCAGCAGCTGGCCTGTGCGCAGGTCCACCATGCCGTTGGCGCAGTTGAGCAGCGGGGACGACATGCGCTCGGGCAGCTTCTTCCCGTCCGCTGCCAGCAGTCCGCGCAACACGTCCGTGGTCTGCTTCATGAAGCCGGGGGTGTAAAAGTTCCCGAGCAGCGTCACGACGCGGGACAGGATCGCGTCGTCATCCACCTGGAAGGCCCCGTTGACGTAAAGGGCAATGTTCTTTTCCAGGGTGATTGCGGCCGGGGTACCTTCCATGATCTTGACCGAGGCATCCACCGGCTTGAACGACAGCGGCTTGTCCCTGGTACCGAACAGCTTCGCCGCGTCCGCGTCCATCTCGGACTGAACGGGCCGCTTCGCCTTCGGCTTCCGGGGCAGCTTCGGCGCGGCCTGCGCCAGCCACGTGCGCAGCATGTGCGCCCGCTTGTCCTCGGGGAAGCCGGCCAGGACATCGTCCACACCTTCCTTCCCGTCACCCGTGGTGGCGACGTACGCCACCGACTTCGCACCGTGGCGCTTCAGCTGCTTCGTCATGGCCTCGGCGGCCACCCACACGTCCTGGTTGGTCTCGAAGTCCGCATCCAGCAGCAGGAAGACTTCCCGTCCGTCCGCCACGGTCAGGTCTGCGTTCTTGTACCCCCAGCAGCCGGACATGCCGTAGACCGCGAAGTCGGCGGGCGCGTGGGACAGCACCGCGTACTGCTGCTTCGTGCCTTCCGCGATGATCATGCGGCTGAAGTCGTTACCGTCACGCAGACGGTTAAACGGAACCTTCGCGCCCTTCGGAAACTCGTACTTGATCGCGCGGCCTTCGTCGTCCACGCGCGGGTTGTCGGGGCGGTTCTGCCACACCGTGGCGCTGACCCCGTCGTTCCAGGGGAAGCGCAGTCCGCGCGGGGTGGACTCGATACCGCTGCTCTCGATCACCTCGGGGCTGATGGCCGAGGCGGTAAGGATCGGCATGTGAGCGGCGCTGATGGTCACCGGTGGTACCCTTCGGTTGTTGGTGGTGTCTTCTTCGCGGTTGTCGCTACAACATCAGGGGCCGGTTCCTTCGGGGGTCGGCCCCTTCGCTGTGTTCCTGTGACGAAGGTACATCATCGTCAGCCACGGTGCAACCGCTGTCCAGACATGATCCCTGATAAGGGGACGATGGGGCAGCGGGACCGGCTGGCCAGCTGACGGCGGTTCCACCGTACACCCGAGCGGGGACAGCGGACGGGGCCCCATCGGGCCGGCGGGGACCCTTCTGCCAGCGCCTCGGAACGTGCGCCCCACGACGTTGCGCATCCGAGGTTGTTTCGGTAGGCACAGCGTGACGGTGTGGTGACCCACTGTGCCCGTGGCAGAAGTGGGCAGAAACGGCCGTTGCATCGTCGCAGGTCAGAGACTTGTGGCAGCAGATTCCCAACCTTTCGTATTAGGGCATGTGTGGTCAGGCAGGGATGTGACTACTACATGTATGCGCCCGCGCGCACAGAGTGGTACCAGGGGTCCCGTGACGAAAAACCGTGTCTATACGAAAGGTTGGGAATCCGCTGCCACATCGGCCTGACCTGCGGTTATGCGGCGCTCGTTTCTGCCACACCCGAAACGTCATGGGGCTCTGTTGACGGCTGACCCCTGGTTCCTGTACGATGGCAGCATGACAACGACCGCGAACGACACGCAGCCGCAGCAGCCGGCCGAAGCGCCGCTGACCTGGACGAAGAAGAAGGAATCGGGGTCCGAGGGGCTGACGCACCGGGCCACCGCCACGATCAACGGTGAGTCCTGGTCCTTCGCCGTGGACAGCCCGCGCAAGGGCCACTGGGTGGCCCGCGCCTGGCGTGACGGGGACTTCGCCCTGTACCGCGAAGACCGCACCATGAAGGGTGCGAAGCAGCAGGCACAGGACTACGCCACGATCGCGGCCACGTCCACCTGCACCGAGTGCCGGAAGATCACCCACGGCAAGGTGTCCGGCCACAAGCTGGACTGCGGCACCGGCCGCGCCGAGGCCGTGGCCCGGTCCACCGAGCGCGGCGAGCGGATCGGACTGCGCGCCGACGTGACCGAGGTACAGGACTCGGTGGTCATCAAGCTGGTGGACGAAGGGGCCGAGCTGCTGGCCGGCACCGAGGACGTGGCCCCGGACTTCACCGGCATCCTGCCGGGCGGTACGCCCGTGGTGGCCGATCACAAGGTGGACGCCGAGCGGATGGCCGAGCTGGGACCCGACGTCCTGAAGAAGCTGGACCCCGCCGAGGCGCAGCAGCTTATGACCGAGCTGGAAGAGACCTTCCCCCACCTGGCCGAGTGGAAGGCGCGCGTTCTCGGGGACCGGGTGCAGCGGATGGGTGAGCAGCTGGGGCAGGTGGCCGAGACGATGGCGACCAGCATGGGCCCCGCCGTGGTGGACGCGGCCGAGTCCCTGCGCCGCATGTCCGAGGCCGTGGAACGGGTCCAGGCCGCGCGGGACCGCGTCCAGCTGCGGAAGGACACCTGCGGGTGCCGTACGCCGCTGCACACGATGCGCTGCGGTGTCGGTGGCCGCCCCCGCGTGATCAGTTCGGCGGTGTCGCTGTGAAGATCCAGGTGATTCTGCGGACCGCTGGACAGCCGGACGCGGTGGTGGGTGAGTCCGAGGGCGAGACGATGGACGAAGTGGTGGAACACACCGCACAGCTGTTCGATGAGCTGGCCGAGACGATGCGGAAGGGTGAGGCGCTGTGAACCGCTGGGACGAGATCCAGGGGCTGGCCCGTGACATCGCGTCGAACATCCACGCCGAGCCGGCCGCGCGCGACGCCATGGCGAACGACCTGATCAAGCTGTGTGGCGCGATGATCAACGCCGTGGGCAAGGGTGTGGCGATCGATGGCGAGTCGTCCATGAACGACGGTGACGACGCATCGGCTCACGCCCGTTACCTGGTGGGTGAGCGCATCCAGACCGGCGCTGACGAAGCCGTACGCGACGCCGTGGACGTGGACCTGGACCGGTGGACGCGGCCGAGCCCCGGCGACCCCTGCCAGTGCGGCCACGTGCCGAGCGTGCACCGTGGCGGCACCGACCACAACGGGGACAGCCCCTGCGTGGGTGAGCAGTACAACGGTGCGCCGTGTAAGGGCGGGCCCTGCAACGGCTTCGTGCGGCGCGTCCCGGATTGGGGTTGGAAGCCGGTGGACCGGCGGCCGGCCGCGTTGCGGGCCAGCTCGGGCCCCGTCACCGTGGTGGTGCCGGACCGGGAACCGGTGTTGCTCGGCAACCCCGAGCCGGTGAACCTGGACGGCTTCGGTGCAACGTCCGTCGCGGCGTCGCGGCGGTCCTGCTGCTACGTGTCGCAGTGCGCTCTGTGCCGCAGCGGCCAGCCGCTCGGGCGTTGCTGCTACCCGTTGCGCGACGTCTGCCCGTCGCACCACTGACCTGCGGAAACAGGCGTTTCATGACCGGGTGTTGCACTGCAACGCCCGGTCATGTACTGTTTCTCATGTCGCAACAACGCGGCACAAACGAAGGGACACACCATGACCGCCACCGCCACCGCCACCGCCGCGAAGTTCGAGACCGGGGACGTCGTCTGGGGCCGACCGGTCCGGCAGGGGAAGGCGCAGGCACGGCGTAAGGGAATCGTCCTCGGGCTGTTCGCCACGGACCCGAACCAGCTGGTGGTCTGGTGGTTCGGCCAGGGTGCGGCCGGCATGGACACCACCACGCTGGCCTTCGCCCGAGAGCTGACGAAGTCGGGGGACATCTTCGACATGGGTGCGGTGCAGGCGGCCAAGCTGGCGCGCGGCTGCTACCGGTACGAGCGGGCGCACAGCGTGGGCCGGATGCTGGAACGCCACGCGCGCCGCATGAAGTCGCTCGGCGCGTCCTTCCCCGCGTAGCGGGTTTCAGGGGCGGGGTTGCATCAGCAGCCCCGCCCCTGTAGCCTGTACCTGTAACCGCGAATCAACCACCGACAGGAAGACACGATGGCATTCGAACTTCGTCAGTACCAGTCCGAGGCCCTGGCCGCTGTGGAAGCGCAGTGGTCCGAGGGCATCAACCGCCCCGTGATCGTGCTGCCCACCGGGGCCGGCAAGACGGTGTGCTTCAGCGGCCTGATCGCGGCGCACATCGAGCGACTGCGCAAGCAGGGACAGCGCGTGCTGGTCCTGGCCCACCGGGAAGAACTGCTGGAACAGGCGGAAGCGAAGATCAAGGCCATGATTCCCGGCGTCTGGACGGCGATCGTCAAGGGTGCTCGGGGGAAGAAGACGCACCAGTTCGCGGACGTCGTGGTGGCCTCGGTGCAGACGCTGGCCCGCCCGAAGCGCCGCGAAGACGTGGACCGGATCGGGCTGGTCATCGTGGACGAGTGCCACCGCTACGCGTCCCGCACATACCGCGAAGTGCTCGAACACTACGGATGCATGGATGACCGGGCCACACCCACCGTGGGCTTCACCGCGACGCTGACCCGCATGGACGGCGGCCTGCCGGACGTCTGGCAGTCGGTGGCGTACTCGAAGAAGATTCACTGGATGATCAAGGAAGGGTACCTGGTCGCCCCGGTCGCCCGGTCCATCGACGTGCCCGGCCTGAACCTGGCGTCCACCCGCGTGACGGGCGGGGACCTGAACACCGGGGACCTGGCCGCAGCGCTGGACGACAGCCACGCCTTCACGGCCATCGCAGAGACCTGGTGCACCGAGGCGAGCGAGCGGCCCACGATTGTCTTCATGCCGGACGTGGCGACCGCCGAGAAAATGGCCGAGGCGTTCCGGGTGGTCTGCGGCACCACGGCCGAGGTCATCACGGGCGCGACGAAGACGACCGAGCGCCGGGCCGCGTACGCGCGCTTCAACGGCGGGGAAACCCGCATCCTGGTCAGCTGTATGGTGCTGACCGAAGGGTTCGACGCGCCCGCCACCAGCTGCGTGATCATCGGGCGTCCGACGCTCAACCCCGGCCTGTACATCCAAATGGTGGGGCGCGGCCTGCGGCTGTCCGCCGGGAAGACTGACTGCCTGGTCCTGGACATCGCGGGTGCGTCGCTGAAACACAACCTGGCCGGCGTGAACGACCTGGAATCGGACTGCGCCGGACGGTGTGACTGCAACTGTCTGTCCTGCGGGTGCTCGGACAGGTGCAAGTGCGGCATCCGTCAGTGCGGCTGCCGGTGCGTCGAACAGCACGAGAAGCCCTCGGCCATCTGCACCTGTGCGGGGTCCGAGCAGTGCTCGTGCGGTTGCCCCGGTGACCTGGACGGCACCGGCCTGGACGCGTGCGCCTGCGGCATCAACCCCGAATGCGCCTGCCGGGGTGAAGGCCAGGTCCAGCCGGACAAGGAAATCGGCGTGGAAGTCCTGAAGAAGCTGACGAACGTGGACATCCTCGGCACCGAGCTGGCCGCGTCCCCGTTCACGTGGCTGACGACGAAGGCGGGCATCCGCTTCCTGCCGGTCGGACAGGACGTCAACCTGTTCCTGCTGCCGGACCCGAACGAGCCCGGCCAGTTCTTCCAGGGGAAGGTTGAAGGGGCCACCGCTAAGGCCCCTGTGTCGCGGCTGGACGCGGGGTCCACGGACCCGAGCGTGGCCCGGAAGGCAATGGAAGACTACGCCGAGACGACCGGCTTCACCTTCAACAACCGGAAGGCCAGCTGGCGCAGGACGCCCGCATCCGAGGCGCAGACGAACCTGCTGCGCCGGATGGGCGAGACGATCCCCGAGGGGCTGCGCAAGGGCGACGCCTCGGACATGCTGGCGGTGGCGAAGGTCAGCCGCGTCCTGGACGGACGCTTCGGGAAGTACGTCACCACGGCGTGACGCGCACCACCAACACGGGCCCGCTGTTCCCCTGGACAGCGGGCCCGCTGCTGTGCCATGCTTATGTTGCAACCAACCGCGAGAGAGGAACCACCCGTGAACATCGAGATCATCAGCTTCGGTTACCTGCACGGTGACCCGCCGGCAGCACACATCACGCTGGACCTGCGCCACCACTTCCGGGACCCGCACGTCCGGCCCGAGCTGCGCCACCTGACCGCGCACGACGCCGAGGTACAGGCGGCGGTGGCCACCACCCCCGGCATCGTGGAACTGGTCTCGGCCGGCGTCCGCATGGTCCACGCCTTCGGCAAGGGGCCGACGCCCGGACCGGTCCGGGTGGCCGTGGGCTGCGCGGGCGGTCGCCACCGGGCGGCTTCCTTCGCCATCTTCCTCGGGGCCGCGCTCGGTACGGTCCACGTGGAACACCGCGACCTGCTGAAGCCGGTCGTGGACCGCGACGCGAAGGGGAACCGCTCGTGAGCACCGCCGGGAACGCAGCTGCCGCCTACGCCGCGATGCGCACCGCCGCGCACGTCGCGGACCACTGGTTCCAGACGGGCCACCAGGCCGATCACAAGGCGGACGCGGGTGTGGCGGGACACCGGGTCATGGCGGGTCACATTGCTTCTTACGCGGGCGCACAGGCGGTCGCCCTGATCGCCGTGAACAGCCTGCTGGACATGAAGCTGAAGCCGGGCCGGATGGCGGCGGCGGTCGCGGTCAGCGCGGCCACTCACTGGTTCATTGACCGCCGCTGGCCGGTGCGGAAGCTGGCCGAGGCCACGGGGAAGAAGGGGTTTCATGACCTCGGCGGACCGCTCGGCGGCGCGTACATCCTGGACCAATCCGCACACCACCTGATGGAAGGCGTGGCCGCTGTCGTGGCCGCGCGCGGGAAGGGCTGATCACGATGGCGCTGAACGGCTTCCGGGACTTCGAGCCCTTCGGCCAGCCCGCGCAGCTGCCGCCGCTGGCCGGCCCGGACGAAAGCGGCTGCAACGGCATCTGCCTGACGCCTGCGGACATCGGGCTGCCCGAGTACGGCGGGCCCGGTGTGGTGGCGTACGCGCACCCCGACTGCCCCGAGCACGGGGACCCGCTGGACGACATACAGGACCCGACGTACGAAGCCTTCCCCGTGGACGATCCGCTGGACATCTGACCAGCGGCAGTCCCTTCGGACCCCCGGTGCAGCAGGTTGCACCGGGGGTTCAGCTGTGCTTAAATGGCAACACTTACCAACAACGACCGGAAGACAGGAACGGATCATGAATGCCACGACCACCACCGAGCTGCGGGACCAGGCCACCGCCACCGCAGCACTCGTCAAGGTCCGCGACGACCTGACCACCGCCGTGGACAACCTCACCACCGTCACGGACAACCTTTGGGACCACGTGATCCGCGTCCGCCCGAAGGGGCTGCTGACCGTGGACGAGATGGCCGAGGCGATCGGCCGTGACCGCAACTACGTGGACAGCATCTGGTCCGCGCACGGCGAGACGACGAAGGGCAAGCAGACGCGCGTACCCGTTGCCGAGGGTGTGGACCCCGAGGCCGCGCGCCACGCGTACGAGACCCTGTCGGACGCGGCGAACAGCCGGCAGCGCGCGGTGTCTATGGTGTCCACGGCGCGCGCCGAGCGGGACCGTGTGGTGTCGCTGGTCTACGGCTCGAAGCTGCTCGGCCCCTCGGCCATCGCGGCCACCGTGGACGTGGACCGCAACCACGTCCTGCGGATCGCCCGGAAGGCCGGCGTGAAGCCGGTGCACCGGGTCGGCAGTAAGAACCAGTACACCAACGGCAGCTGAGACAGCAGGGACGGGACGGGATGATGAACAGCATGGGACCGATGGACGACACCGAGCACTGGGCGAACGTGGCCGCCGAGGAACTGGCCCGCGCGCTGGAACTGACCGGCATCGGCTTCATGGGCACCGCCGGGGACGAAGAGGGGGACGTGTCCGTGGCCTTCAACAGCCTGGCGGACGCCGAAGCGCTGATGACCCTGGCGGTTCCGCAGAACATTGCCACGGGCAGCCTGTACGACCGCGCCACATCGTCCTGCCTGACGATGGCGTCCTTTGTCGAGTCGGGCACGGAACCGACTGACGCGCAGATCGAACACGCCATCCGGACCGGCTGGACGTGGACGATCCACCCCGCGATGCGCGGCCGGCGGATGGGCTGGCACGTCAGCGTGGACATTCCCGCCGCTGACGCCAACCAGGTGACCGCCAACCTGAACGCGCTGCGCCTCGGCGGTGTGGCGTGAGGACGTACCGCGTTGTCGGTCTGGACCTGTCGCTGACGTCCACGGGGATGTCAGACGGCAAGGAACACTGGGTGACGCAGACCGCACCGGACCGCTGCGTGGAAGCGAGGCTGGACCGCATCGTGGGCCGGGCCCGCCTGTTTGTCGGCGGGACGGTGCGGTGGCCGAAGGAAGCGGACCTGGTGGTGATCGAAGCGGGCGCGTTCAGCCGCAACATGCAACAGGGCCACGAGGAACTGGCCGCGCTGCGGCTGATGGTCCGCCACGCCATGTGGTCCGTCAAGGTCCCCTTCGCGATGGTGCCGCCGTCCACGCTGAAGCTGTACACGGCGGGCCACGGGAAGGCGACGAAGGCGCAGGTAGTTCGCGCGCTGGCCGCCCGGCACGGGTTGGACCTGTCGGACGTGCTGGTGAAGGACGGCCGGTACGACCTGGCGGACGCCTTCGGGCTGGCCGCGATGGGGTACGCGTGGGCCAACCGGCCGCTGGTGACCGAGGGGCCGCCCCCGCCCCGTGCCTCGCTGATGGCCGTACCGTGGCCCTCGGCCCACCACCCGGACCTGCCGGGCAACGACGAAGGGAACTGACGTGCTGATCAACCGGAAACTGTGGATCGCCGCATACATCGCGGTGTGGGCAGTGGTTTTCCTGTTCGCCGTGACAGGCGCGCCGCTGTGGCTGTTCGTCACGGTGTCCGCGCTGGCGCTGGCCTTCATCGCGCTGACGGACCCCGAGCCGCCGGCCAGCGTTGCGCGCACCGGCTGCGGCTGCGGGCCGTGCGACGCGATGCGCGCCCGCCACGCCCGTCGCAACGCGGCCGAGACGAAGCAGCTCTGACCTGGTGTTTCAGGTCGCAACACCCCCGTGGCGGATTCATTGCCACGGGGGTGTTGCATGTCGTGGTCAGCTCGTGTACTGTCTTCCTTGTAAGCAACCGCAGCGAAGAAAGAAGGACACCATGGCGAAGACCCTGACCCCCGCGAAGACCCCCGGCGTCGCCGTTGCGCGAGTGCTGCGCGGCCTTGGGCTGAAGCAGGGCACGGACTTCGGCATCCGCGCCGAGCGGAAGAACGGCGAGCGGATCGGCACCCGCGTGGCGGTCTTCGGGGCCGAGGCCAACCAGACCGTGGCAGACAACGCGGACGCGATCGAGCGGGCGGCGGCGGACGCGGGCTTCCGCTTCAACGTCTCGGTGTACTTCACCCCGAGCGGCAGCGTCTGGGTGAACGTCGCCAACTTCGGCAAGCGGACGCGGCAGACGCACTTCCTGTCCGCCACCCCCGCCGAGCCGACCGAGGCCGCCGAGGACCAGCCGCTGCGGGACCGCGCCGTGGCGCTGGCGGACCAGAGCATGACCGAGCCGAAGCAGCGCGCCGCCGAGGCGCTGAAGGGCCTGGCGGGCCAGGTCTCGGACGCGGTGGACGACGCCGTGAAGCACGGCATTCGCACCCGCACCGCCGCGCCGCGCATCACCGCCAAGCTGGGTGAGCCCCGGCCCGCCTTCGGCCAGCAGCCCGAGGCCGCGCCGTTCAACCCGTACGGTGGCCGCGCGGTGCGCGTCTCGGCCGGGAAGAAGTGGGGCTGCGGTGAGGCTGGCCAGCACTGGTACTTCCAGACCACCGAGCACGGTCCGCGCTACAGCCTGCGCATCTACCTCGGGCGGGCGCGGGTGAACGGCTGGTACCTGTCGGGTCCCGGCCTCGGCGCGGACGCCTACATGGCGGGTGACCTGACGACGTCGCTGGCCATGGCGGGCCGCACCATCGACACGTTCGCGTGGCTCATCCACCGGATCGAAGACGTTCCGCACTACTACCCGGCGGGCCAGCGGGTCCAGGGTGTGGACAGCTACGGCGTGACGTGCATGGGCACCGTCAACGGCGTGGCGTGGGGTGCGGTGACGGACCCGAGCCACCCGAACTACGGGCGCACGTGGGCGGACGTCAGCTGGGACGAGTACCCGCACAACCGGGGCACCGGCCGCAGGTCGCGCCCGTTCGTCTCGGACCTGATCAAGCACTGACCACCGGCACCACCGGGGGACGCAGCCCGCGTCCCCCGGACACCGCACCAGGAAGAGAGATCATGTTCGAAGTCATCGACAGCACCGGCACCGCCCGCGCCACGATCACCGTGAAGGTGAAGGACGCGCCCGCGCTGACCGCCACCCACCAGACGCGGCAGTTCCAGCCGGTACACCTGGTCTTCACCTTCGAGTACAGGCCCGAGATGTTCGACGGCAAGACCGTGCACCGTTGGACGCCGGTAGCGATCACCGCTCGGGGGCCGCGCATCCTGAAGCCTTCCCCGAACGGCGCACCGCGCTACGGCGTCGAAGAACTGACGCACAACCCGTCCAGCATGACGAGTCACCCCGAGTGGCTGCGGCAGCTGGCGGCCGAGCTGGTCCCGTCCGGCGCGGTGCGTATGGGGTGGCTGTGATGGCGCGTGAGAGCGGCAGCGGCGTCCGCTGCGCACACGAGACGTCGCGCGGGTACGGCTGCCTGAATCAGGCGAAGGGCGGACCCTTCTGCCCCGGTCACGACCCGCGCAACCAGTGCGGGCGGCTGACCCTGGCCGGCACGGCGTGCAAGCGGCGCGCGACCGCCACGGGCGGGCCCTGCACCAAGCACAGCTGAAGAAGTTCCGGGGGCGGGGTTGCATCAGCAGCCCCGCCCCTGTAGTGTCTTCCTTGTAAGCAACCACACCGCAGGAAAGAAGGACATCATGGCCGAGTTCAAGAACAACACCGACGTCTTCGCCCCGAGCAACACCGGAACGAAGGCCCACGCGTTCCTCGGCAGCCGAGGCGCGAAGGACGGCAACCTGCGTGCCGCGTGCCGCGTCACCATCCAGCGCAGCATCTCGGCCACCTTCATCAGCCTGGACCGCGCTCGGAAGTTCTACAGCGTGTGCGACACCTGCGTGAAGCTGTTCCTGGCCGCCGAGGACCGCGCCGAAGCGTCTATGCAGCCGGCCACCGAGGCGCACGACTTCGGATACGTCGCCCCGGTGGACGAGCGCACCGAGGCCCCGCAGGCGGACGCCGCGCCGCAGTGCACGTGTGAGTGCACCTGGAAGTGCGACCGCCCGGCGGACGAGCCCTGCACCTGCCCGTGCATCTGCGGGGCCGCGCCGACCGAGAAGCCGCAGAACGCGGACCTGTCCACCGAGGACGGCACCGTCACCCTGAACGGCGACACGCTGACCCGCAGGGGCCACTGGGCGGACGTCACGCTGGCCGGCGGTCGCACGTACAGCGTCAGCATGAAGGTGCACCGGAAGTCGCACGACGCGGCCAGCGGCAGCCGCGTCCTGGTGGACCACGTCATCTACTGGCGCGAGACGGACGGCAGGTCCATGGGCCCGATTCGTACGGCTGGTGAGACTGACCTGACGCGCACCGTGGGCGGTCGCATCTGGGCTTTGCTGCTGGCCGCGAACATTGCCTAGGAACTTCCCCGCCGGGGGTTGCACCAGCGGCCCCCGGCCTGTAGTCTCGTACCTGTAAGCAACCGCAGCGAAGAAAGAAGGACCACATGTCTCGCATCGTCTTCCTGGCCATCATGGTCGTCAGCGCGCTGTCCATCTTCAACGTGATCAACCCGCCCATGTGGGTCAGCGCGGCCATCACGGGCGTGGGGTTCAGCCTGCTGGTGAACATCATCGTGGACCAGCGGATGAAGCGCGCGAAGGGCGAGAGCTGATGGCCGCCGGCCGCACCCGCGAAGTCTCGAAGCTGATCAAGCAACTCGGGTCCCCGCGTCACGGCTGCACCATCGACCGCACGAAGTCGGGTCACTGGAAGGTGACCCGCCCCGGACACCAGCCGGTCATCATCTCGTCCAGTCCGAGCGACGCACACGCGGTGCGCAACGCTCGGGCGGATGTCCGAAGGTACCTCGGGATCACCTTGTAACGCGCAACGCCTGACCGGCCCCCTGTCGCCACGCTGCGACAGGGGGCCGTTGCGTGTGGCTGCAACGCTGTCGCGGTGCGACCGAAGCCGGCCGCAACGACATCGCACACAGGGTTGCACCGTCGCGGCAGACGTGTCATACTCAAAGGGCAGCAACGGGGAACCGGTTCGGTGGAACGAACCCGGACCGGTTCCCATCCAATCCGTGCAACACCGCGAAGGGACTGGAACCGTGGCGAAGAACCGAACCCCGAAGCTGACGCACCGAGGCGTTGCAGCTGTCGCGCTGGCCTCGGCCGGCCTGGTCGCGGTCGCCCTGAACGGCTTCCCGGTGCAGGCCGCGCTGGCCGCCTACGCCGCGTACCTGCTGTTCATCGGCCACGGTCGGCGCGTTGCGGCCATCGTTCCGACCGCGCGGCAGGCGTTGCGTGCGCTCTGCTGGGTGGTCGTCGCGCTGGCCGTTCTGGCCGCCGCACAGGGTCCCGTGGGCCCCGGTGGCGCGCAGCTCGGGCTGTGCCTGGCCGCAGCGCTGGCGATCACCCTTCGTCTCACCCGCAACACCCGCTGACAACCGCGCAACACCGACCGAGAGGGACAGACCGATGAACGAGCCGAAGAAGACCATGGCGTTGGGGAAGGGCCAGATTGCCGTCCTGGTCCTGGCCTGCGCGCCGATGGCCGCCGTGGGTGCGGCCGGTGCCGTCGCCACCTTCGTGAACATGGACCGCATCCTGAAGTCCGGGGCCAGCGCGGCCGGCATGGTCGCGGCTGGTGAGGGTGCAACGCTCATCTGCGCGCTGGTGGCCCTGGCCGTGACGCTGATGGGGCAGCACACCCCGCCCGTGGTCCGCCTCGGCATGTGGCTGCTGCCGCTGGTGGCCGCCGTTGCAGGCGTTGCGCTGGCGTCCGGCACGAACGAGAAGATCATGATGGCGGTCACCCCGATGGCCATGACCGCAGCGGGTGAGGGTGTCTCGTTCGTCGCTCGGCGCGTCGTCGCGCACCGCACCGGGACGGACATCGAGCAGCAGCGCCGGTCCGGTCTGCTGCTGTGGCACGCCAACCGGGCGAAGAACGGCGGGGCCATCGGCCGCCGCATCTCGCAGGCGGCTGTGTGGCGGCTGACGAAGGCGTTCGCAGAGACGGACGCGCAGCTGTCCGTCCAGCTTGGTGAGATCCAGCGCTACCGGATCGCGGACGGTGCGGACGTCAACCTGGCCGCCGTGCTGGCCGGTCCGGTGGCGAAGTCCCCGCAGCGGTCCAGGAAGGCCGTGGACGCCCCCGCAGCGCCGCTTCCGGCCCTTCCCCCGGCAGCCCCGTCCGAGGCCCGTCCGCAGCCGTCTGCGGACGCTGACGACGACAGCCACGCGGCCCCCGCCGCCGAGACCGAGCGCGACGCGGACAACCTGGCCTGGATTCAGGGGATCATGGCCGAGGCGCAGGCCAACGTGAAGGCGGACCCGCAGGTCAAGCTGATGACCGTGGCCGAGGTGGCGACGCTGAAGGGCGTGGCACCGGGCACCGTCCGCAGCTGGAAGCACCGGGGGAAGCTGCGCGTTCACGACGTGGTGGACGGGTCCCCGATGTTCCACCCCGAGGACGTGGCCGGCCTGGACTGACCAGGCACAACAGGAAGTTTCCGCCCCGGTGTTGCAGACACCGGGGCGGACCTGTATCGTCTTCCTTGTAAGCAACCGCAGCGAAGAAAGCAGGACAGCATGGACGCCGCCACCCGACCGGTCATCGAAGTCCCCGGCACCACCAGCCGCGTGCCGCACTGGGACGTGATGCTGCCGCTCACCCGAGGTGAGTTCCACCAGCTCGGCGGACGCCGCCAGGTGACGCGGCTCTCGTACGACAACGAGCTGTTGGGCGGTCGCGTGACGTACCGGATCGGGTACGCGTCCCACTTCGGGTGGTCCATCCTGCGTGACTGGCCCGGCTGGTACGCGGCGGTCCTGACCAGCCCGCGCGACTATGACGACTGCGCGAAGTACCTGACCGAGTGCGTGGCCCCGGACCGCTGGTGGGGCGGCCCAAACCTGTTGATCGAAGAGTGGCGCTGACGCTAAGCGGAACCTGGACCGGACCCCCTGGCCTACTGGTCAGGGGGTCTGTTTGTTCGAAAGTTGCAGCACCCGACAGGGGGTCGGGTGCGCGCGGGTACGAGGGTTGGAACGGCCGGAACGGCAGACCCCCTATCCACCCCCGGCAAATGATCACAAATCAGCTGTTCTCGCACGTCGGAACGGGCTGGAACATGATCGAGAACGGGCGTGGGAACGGCACCGGGAACGGCCCCTCACCTGCGCGTCTGTACGAACGGGGCAACATCATGGTACAGTCACCGGGCAACCCACAAACGGAACCAGCAGGAAGGACAGGACCGTGGACGCCTTCGACACACCGACGCTCATTCCCGAGCGGCCGAAGAAGAAGCCGGGGCCCACCGTGAACGAGCGGCTGACCCGCGCGGGCGAGACCGTTGGACGCGGCCTGGACCTGGCCGGCAGCGTCTTCGCGGGGCCCGCACAGCACTGGCACGACGCGGCCACGAAGCGGCTCGGCGCGCGCACCGAGGACGCCCGGAAGGCGCTGCTGGAAGCGAACCGCAACCGGCGGGACGCCATGCGGGACCTTCGCCGCGACCGGAAGGCGTTCGAGAAAGCCCGCGACGAAGTGGCCTGGTGGAACGTCTTCAACGGTGAGCGCCGCGCCGCCCGTGCCGTGGTCCGGGACACCCGGCAGCTGGCCGCCGAGGCCCGCGCGGTGCGCCGCGAAGCCGCGAAGGCGTACCCGCTCACGCTGCCGCAGCTGGCCGCGCGCTGCCACGCCGCGCACATGGGCGCAACGGGTCTGTGGTGGCTCGTGTCGGACAGCATCGCGTCCGACGTCGCAGCCGGAACGAGCGTTGCGGCCATCGCGCTGAACGCCGCGACGGTGTGGCTCGGCGGTCGCCACGTGTCGCAGGACACCGTGGACGCCGCGCTGGAAGCGCTGTCCCCGTCGCAGGAAGAACGCGACCTGTTGCAGAGGCTGGAACCGAAGATGTGGCACAGCGTTGCGGAACCGCGCGGGCTGGCGGACGTCGTTGCGGCCGGTGCGACGCTGACCAACTCGGGCATCCAGGTGAAGCTGACGCTGAACGGGTCCATGGACCTGGCCACGTTGCAGAAGAAGGAAGCGCAGCTGCGCGCCGCGTTGCGGCTGCGTGAGGGCACCCGCATGGAACTGCGTGAGGGGAAGACCGGCGGCCACGCCCGGCTGACCCTGCGGACCCGCAGCACGGCGGACGGGCTGGACCTGACCGGCTGGAAGCCGGGGGACGCGTGGGCGGTCAACACGATCACGGGCGAAGTCGTCCCGGTCCCGCTCGGGAAGCGCATCCTGTTCGCGGGTACGTCCGGCGCGGGGAAGTCCTGGTCCGCCCGCCCGCTGATGGCCGAGGCGTCCGAGCACGAAGACCACCGGCTGGTGATCTTCGACCGGAAGCACATCGAAGCGCGCAACTGGGAACACCGGGCCCGCACGGCCACCGAGCTGGACGAGATGCGGGACCTGTGCGCCGAGCTGATCGCGGAAGGGGAAGCCCGGCTGAAGCTGATCCCGCGCGGTGAGGACGTGGTCAGCATCAGCCCGAGCCGGCCGCGCATCACGGTCTTCGTGGACGAAGGTGGTGAGCTGATCAGCGACAGCAAAACCAAGCACGAAGCGGATGACGAAGGCCGGAAGGACTTCGGGGACATCATGACGTCCATGCGGACAATCGCCCGGAAGTACCGCGCGGCGGAAATCATCCTGGTGTGGTGCACGCAGAAGCCCGCGCTGTCCGGGGACGGGCACGGCCTTGACTCACAGATCGCGGGTCAGCTCGTGCACCGGCTGTCGCTCGCCCTGGCCACCACCACGGACGCGCAGGTGGTCTTCGGGAATGACGCGATCGAGAAGGGGTGGAAGGCGAACGAACTGCCCATGCCCGGCTTCGCCCTGTTCCGGAACCAGGAACTGGGCCCGAAGTCCACCCCGCAGATGATGAAGATGCGGGCCATGTCCCCGGCGGACGTCATCGCGCTGCCGCCGCGCCCCATCTGGCACCGGTCCACCGGCCGCGCCTCGGCGGCGGACGTGACCGCGCGGAAGGCGGTCGAAGCGGACGCGCAGGCGCTGGCGGCCACCACTGTGGTGGACCCGTGGGCGGGCACCGACGTGGACACCGACACGGTGCCGCTGCTGGACCCGCCGAAGGCCCGTGTGTCCGCCGAGGACCGGGACGATCAGATCATCCGCATTCTGGAAGACGACCCGTGTCAGACGCTGTCCGAGCTGGCACGGCTGACCGGCGCGAGTAAGTCCGTGGTGAAGCGCCGGCTGGACCAGATGGAAGTTGACGGGCTGGTGGTCAGGGACGAAGACAACTGCTGGCACCCGGTACGCTAGGGCCAGCCCGCGCACCACGAAGGCCGCCAGGACCCGTCCCCCTG